AAATTATCCTAAAACTTTCTTAAAGTCCTTCTAATTCACTTTCTGAAGCTTCATCAATTTCGGCGTCAAAATCACTATCACTATCATTCATATTTTCAATCATATAAGTTTTCTTAATATTCTTTGCCTCTAAATAAGCTAAAATGGCGTTTTTCTTTGCTTGTTTTGCCTTATTTCTAGCTTCCTTATATAATTCAAAATAGACTTGATTCGGTTTTTTTAATGTCATAGTTAAATCATTTTTCTCTAAATGTAAATCATCATTGCTAATTTCCTTAAGAACATCATTATTTTCCTCAATATCTTCAGCCAAATTCTCAAATTCAATATCTAACGTGATATTTTCGTCCGATTTGGGTGCATCTGGCTCTAATAAATCAAGCGGTTCAATTTCTTCTAAAGTATCCATGTTTTTTGATTCTTCAATAACCGGTTCTTCTTGCTTATGGATAGATTCTTGATGAATAGGTTCTTCTATTTTAAATTCATCATCTAATTTATTCATAACAACTGGAGGTTGTTCATGTAAAACAGGTTGTTCTAAATGTTTTGAATCTTGTTTTTTTGTCTTTATTAAACAATTATCAAATATAGGTTCATTATCAAGAGCCATTACTTGCTTAAGTTCAATTTCAATCTGAAAATTTCTTGTTGTAAATTTAATACCTTGTATGTCTAAAATACACATAATTTCTGTTTCAGGTGTAATATCACTTATTGACAGCGGAAATTCCTTTTCATTATATATTTTTACAGCCGGGATATCATCTTTCGTATTTTTAACATTTGTTCGCAATAAATAGTACTTACCTGATTTATAAACACGAATCAATGGATTGAAAGCGGTTTCAATATCGGGTTCTTCTAAATTACCTTGAAACCAAGCATCTTTTTTTTCATAAATAAGTTTATGACACTTTTCTTCTAAATTTTCAAACCAATGGATAATTGTTTCAGAGTTTTTATCAAACATTAAATCACAATAATATTTTTTACCAGTCTTAACAAAACCTTGTCTAGTCAAACTTTTCGAAGTTTGTATGTATAATGGTTTGTTATTATGTTCGATTTTAGTAAAATAAGCACCACCTTGTATTCCAACCGGGTGTGCTAAAGAAACCTTTGAAAAATCGAATGAATTATTTGGTTCGATTATGTTGTCCATATTACTGAAAATATAGAAAAATTAATTACTTTTAACACGCAAAATTATTTTATAAATTTTGTTATATGAGAGATTCATTTGTGCAACAATGTTTAGATATTTTAAAGAGGGAGGATATCAAAAATGAATTTAAAATGTTATTAAAACCCATTATAGATTTTATTTTATATGAGATAAACCCATATATTTATATCATAATGTCGCTGGTATTTTTGATTTTTATAATGATATTAGCCATTTTAATTATGCTAATTTTGATTATAAGGAATAAACAACTTGTGGATAAAATATTTTAAATTTTTGCGGAAGATTTTTAGGCGAATCAATAAATTTTATTCTCATTAGACTATATAATGGCAAGACACAGTCGTAGACATAGAACTAGAAGTCGCAAAATGAGAGGTGGTGGTTCTACCTCAAGTTGGGGAATGGAGGTCAATGGACCAGTAGATGCTCAATTCAATAGAGTTTTTGGTCCAGAGTATGCTAATGTTCCAGGAAATGTAATAATTGGTGCACAAGGTCAAAACATTACTCCAGCTAGTAGAATGCCAACACCTGCACAATTATCAGCTGCTCAATCTGGTGGTAAACGTAAAAAGTCTGTAGGAGGGCGTGAAATACAAGATAGTCCAGGAGTAAATCCATACCTTCCACCTAGAGCCCGACTTGCAAGTCCACAACAAAACGTATGGCAGACGCTCGCACAATCACCTAACCCTGAAATGGCATACAGTACAGGAATGGGAGGTAAACGTAAAAAGTATGCAGGTGGAACTAGAGGCATTAAGTCTTCTACTCAACCTTTAATTGACCTTGCAGAAGCTCTTAATCAACCAGTATTTCCATTTGCAGGTATCACCAAACAAACTTACAGACGTAAGAGAGGTGGAAAAAGACACACTCGTAGACATCGTAAACATTAAATAAAATATTTTTATATTTAAATTATAATTTAAAAATATTTATATAACTAATATTAATTATGAGTTTTGAAAACAAGATTCAACAATGGGTTCAGCTAGATAATCAACTTAAGAAACTTAATGAACAAGTAAAACAGATAAGAGAACAACGTAATTCACTCGAATCTAACTTAACTACTTATGTGAAAACTAATAATATGTCAGATAAGACAATTAATCTGAACAATGATAAACTCAAATTTGTAGACACAAAAGTTCCGGAACCATTGACTTTTAAATATTTAGAGAAAACACTTGGAGAGATTATTAAAAACGAGTCACAAGTTCAGCTCATTATGGAGCATATTAAACAAAAACGTACAGTCAAAGTAGTTCCTGAAATAAAGCGCTTTTCTTCCAATTAATTTATATAGACAATTTATATGAGTGAATTAGATTATATTGGAGCAGATGAATTAGTATTTAATAATGATCTTGATAAAGGAATACATTCTGGTGGATTTTCTGTTAACTCGATTATGATGAAATCAAATATGTCTCCTATTATGACATTTAATAGTCCTGATTCTATGATTGGTGGTAATAAAGTTTCCGACTTATTTAATGATTTAGTAGTTCCAAATTGGGTATTATCCTATAATAATCGAATTGTTGGTGGTGGTAAATATAAGGAAGTTAATCATGGTGATACGGAAAGTGATGATGAAGTAATACAAGATGATTTACACGAAAAACTATTGGACCTTGTTAAACAGCATAATGCAATGTCAAAACCTACTAAAAAAAGAATGACAAGAAAAATAAAAAAATCTATAACCAAAAAAGGGGGGACTAAAAAAAGAATATAATACTCTAATCTATTTATATTAAAGTATTATTGTAATATAAGTATGATTCTTTTTAGACTTTGCGAACATTATGATAATAATTTACCAATATCTACATTTGAAACTGATAATGAATGTTTCATATGTTTTGAATTTAAAAATGAGGATGGTATTACACCAATTAATTTAAACAACCAATCACTATATTTAAATCATTGTCCTTGTAATGGTTCAGTCCATATTCAATGTTTAAAAATTTGGTTCTATAAAAATAAAACATGCCCTATATGTAGAATAAAAGTAATTGAAAATAATACAGCTACAGTTATTATTTACAATTATATCCCATGCGGAATAATTATTTATACTTATATAAAAAAAATCACGTTAACACTAACAAGAATATGTTTATTTTTTATATTTTTATTTGTATTTATTGATTTTTATTTTGTGATAATAAAAAGCAAATATAGACTGTATAACGATTACACATATACACCTTTACCGATTTTAGATTATGAAGATATTGAATGATTACAATTCAGTTTATTCATAAATCTTAACCTTTAGATGAAATTATATGGAACCCCATCTCTCGCGATTGAATGGAGATATTAATATTTGGTCTAAATTATTTTTGATTGCATCGACTTTCTTTTGGAAAGCTATATCTTGAGATGTTTCTGGATAAGGTTTTGCGGTTTTCATTAGCTCTTCTTCGTCACTTCTCATTTTTGGTTTATATCCATAACAATTTACGCCGAATTTTACATTTGGATTTGCGATATATCCCCCATTTACTCCTGGTCTACCGCAATCATTTTCATGACCAGGTATAGTTTGAAGAGTATCATATGTTTTCTTTTGAGTTGGGAATAATGCTAATTGATTTGCTGACCAACCATAATTACACCATTCTGCACCATTATTGTAAGCTTTTTCGAGTTCATTGTAATTTGCTAACTCAGCTCCATATGCAGAACATAATGCTTTTGCATCATCATATGTATAATAATTTCCCGGAATATTGAATACTTGTTTTTTAAATTTAGGTCCTCGAATTGGTGCAGGTTTATAAGTAGTTTGGTCTACAACTATGTCAACGCTAGTTTTTGGTGTGAATAAACCTTGAATATATGCTGTTACATTGATGCTGAAAAAGTATTGAAACGCATTAACCAAAATTAAAAATACTAAAATTATAACGATAATAACTCCAAAAATACTACCTCCTTCATTATAATCTCCCGTTGTTCCTAAATTATCTGAACCTAAAGATGATGAAAACACATAGTATGCTACAATAATTAATATTAAGATAACTAATACAATTGGATTCATTACATAACTGTTTAAATAATTATACATATTAACAGGGTCAGTTGTTGATCTTGTATTTACTACTTCCATATAATATATAAATAGTTAAAAAATTTAAATCAAACATTTATATTTTACACACTAATCTTTCTATAAAATAAGACGTACGCTTTTGGAGAAATAATCGATTCATTTATTCCAACTTCAGAAACTAATGTATCGTTAAAATGATACCACTTACCATTTGCATTTTTAACATATGCTGTATAATGTCCACCCATTACTCCACCACTATGATTACAAACACCGTATAATTCATATTTATAATTATTTTTCTTATAACCTATGACATAAGGAGATAAATCAAGATTGTCGAGAGGAAATGATACATGTATTTGATTTTTTTGAAATCGATGATTGAACCTCTTTAAATCAATTGCCAAAATATTTGGAAATGACCAAAATAAAATACGTTTTTTAATATTTACAGTTTCTCTTGCTTGTTCGTCTTTATAATTTTCAATAATTTCTCCTTCAACATAATAGTCAAAACAATCGATTAATGACGGGGATTTATTGTTAGGTGGAATCGGTAAATCTACCATAAAAAACGGTTCCGGATTTTGACTCAAAATTTTATTATTATCAACTCTTGTAATTTCCGATACATTGACACCATAAAATAAATTCCATATTTCTGAATAATCTTTCGAATATGTAGTTTGAATCATTTTGAAACATTTAATAGCAAGATTATCTGTTTCGTCTGCTGGAGTTCCTGAAATAGTCATTTTAATTTCTCTTGAAAGTGAATTATGGAAACAGTCTATGATGAATAATAGGAATTCCGATACATCATTTTGTGAATATCCAGTAAATACTTCCATTTTTTTAAGTTGGGCCACTTTTTGAACTGTCTTTACAAATTTACCTGGAGAGACAACACAATTATCATTCCATAAAATACGTCTTAAGTTATCCCATTCAATAAGTAGAGCAGAATCATATTTGTTTTTAAGTTTATTTTTATATGATTCATTATCCAAAAAATGATTAAGTTCATAAGTATGAGATAAAATTTGTATACATGAATTAATAAAGCATGTATTACCTAAATTAGCTAACCCACTTAAACCTTTATTTTTATATTTAGTTATATCCATTAAACAATATATTTATTATTATAATATATTTAAACATATTTCATAATATATTTATTATGAATTCAAATACTTACAGATTAAGTAATGAACAACTTTTGTTAGTAAATATTTTAAATACTATGTATAATGATAATCTTAGGCATATTAATTCTATAACTGAAACCTTGAATAGTTTGGTTGATACTAATAATCAAATAAGAAATTCATTAATACAAATATTAAATTCAAATCAAGGTTCTTCGAGAAGAAACAATAATAACAATAATAACAATAATAACAATAGAAGATGGGAAAATAATAGACCTTACATTATAGATTCTGTAAATGAGTATATTATACCAAGAAATAGAAGAAACAATAGTTCTAGTGAATTGTTCACTCAAATTTTAAATAATTTTTTACAACCAGTGGAAATTTATCCAACACAGTCGCAAATAGAAACTGCTACTAGAAGAGTGAGGTATTGTGATATTTCAAGACCAATTAATACTGCGTGCCCTATTTCTATGGAAGATTTTAATGATAATGATATGGTAACCGTTATTAGACATTGTGGTCACACATTTCACACAGAACAATTAATGAATTGGTTTAGAAGTAATTGTCGATGTCCAGTATGTAGATATGATATACGAACTTATGACACAGGTTCATCATCAGAATTTTTTAATAACAATTCATCAACAACGTCAACAATTATTGATTCTTCGAATAATAATGCTGAGAGAAGTAATAATCAAAATAGATTAATGAATGAAAATCTCGACAATATTGCTTCTAATTCTCTCGAAAATTTATTTTACATTACTGGATTATTAGATACCTCTGGCAATTACAACAATTTTTCAAATGATGAAATAACAACCTTTCTAACTAATGTGTTAAGTAGGTCGCGAAATATTAGATGAGTTAATATATAAATACTATATAAAGATATTATTTATATAAGAATAATTGATGAGAATAATGTATTCTAAAAAAGATAAAAAGGAACAGGAAAACATAATTGGTCATCCTAGTCCAGAAGAAATAAATGAATCAAATGAGATTGAGTTAGAGAGAATATCCAGGTCTAAAAATTTTGATGCTTTTTATGAATTTACTGATAAAGCAGTTTCCTTTATTTTAAGAACAAGTTTATTTTTATTCAAAATATCGGGAATTTACATATTATGGATCGGTTTACATTATTTTTCTGCACATTTATATATTAAATTTTGTGTTCCTAATTCTATTGTTGGGTTTATTATGTCACCATTTATGATAACGACACCCCATTGTCAAGGTTTACGATGGATTGTATATAATGCAGCAAATATTATCAATCATATGTGGATACTTATTGGTGCTTGGATATACTCTATGATATGGATTACGGGTGCTGAACAGACACGCGAAACATAAATAATATTTATAAATAGTTTAAAGACAATATGTGTATTATAGTATTGATAAAATGAACAGAGCTGGATTTAAATGGACTGTTAATGAAATTCTTTCACTTCAAAGAGAATTTGAGCTACTAGGTTGGAGTATTGATGAAATTGCTACAAAACATAAAAGAACTCCTAACGCTATTATGTATAAGTTAGACCAAGAGGGGTTTGCTGATTATAATGTATTATATAGCAATTATAATAGTTTAAATGCAGAAGTACAGATTAAAAAGAATTCTAGTTTGTCTCTTAATTACGATTATGATACAGAAATAGATGATTCAGATGTAGATGATGATAAAAATGATGAGGATTATGTCGATAATCCTGATATTGAAGATGATGATGATGATGATGATGATGATGATGATGATGATTATAAACAAGATGAAATGGATATTCTTTCTCACCGTGTTTATAAGCTTGAAACAGCTGTTTATGAAATTCAAATTATGGTTAATGATTTGATATCTAAGCAAAATACTACATCTAAGCAGTCATTGTCTAAATCAATATTTTAAATATATGTAATTGTAAAAATAAAAAATTCTTAAGTTAATTATTTTTTATTTTTCTAACATTTAAATACTTACTTCTTAAGCAGTCTCTATCTAAGTTTGGATTATAATTTTTAAAAATTGAAACACTTTTTTAAAATTTAGTTATAGTATAAGTAAAATCTAATTATCAAGTTATAAATTATATATATTAAATATTATACAATGTCCGAAGTAATAAATAATGGCTTTCAGGATGTTGACAAGTTTCCTGTGTGTTTTAAAGAAGGGTGTTTTGAAGTTTTAGAAATTCAAAACAGATTTAAATGTCACAAATGTTTAAGAATATTTTGTAGTCAACATAGAATTGATTTTAATCATGAATGTCCTTTTATTAAAACCAACAGTTATGTTTCAATTAAAAAAAATTATGAACTACTATGTTCTCTATCAAGTTGCAATTGTATATTGACAGAAATTAATAAATTTACATGTAAGAAATGTAATAAAGATTATTGTATTTCACATAGAATTGATTTTGTACATAAATGTAATTAGATTAAGTTAAGTAAATGAAAAGAAAAAGAAAAATATATGTTTGTTAAATTAAAATATTTACTTTCTAGTGAAGAATTTTGTCAAACTTTGATTTCCTTCTTTTTCATTATTTGTTTCTCGTAAATATTCATCAAATAATAATGCTTTGATTTCTTTACACCGTAAATCTTCTAATTTTTCTTCAAATTTATGTTCATCATCTAAATATTTATCTTTAAGAATCTGTACTTCTTTCTTATATTTAAGTAATGCTCCTCTTTTACATTGCATATCCCATATTTTTTCAAGAACTAATGCGAATAATTGCTGAACTGGTTTCATAATTTGATTTGTGATATAAAATGAATAGTCAATTTTTAGTTTATTTTCAGCAATAAATGTTGGTGTCTCAATTTTATCTCCTTGTAATATTTTTTTACCTGGAACAACAATATAAGCAAACGGAATTCTATCACCAGGACCTGGTTTATTTCCTGGGTCTCTTGCTGTCATTCTATCTGCTAATACTTTATGAGCAATGGACTTTGGATTTTTATAACCTGAACGCAGTGATTTAGTGATGATTAATTTTTCAATTGGATATTTTTCATCTACTACATTTTGTAAACAATTTCTTAAGAATTTAACCGCATCTGGGATACTTTGTTTTTTCATTAGAATATCAATAATACCTCCATATACATCTTTAACAATTGGGGCATTATCTCTTCGCTTCAATACTATACCCATTTCTTTACGTTTACATTTATTAGGGTCTGTTTCATAAAGCATACCTACATATCTTTTTTTTGATAATAAACAGAATGGCATAAATGTTTTTTCGTACTCAAAATCATGAGGAGCTTTAAGAAAGCTAGCCGCCATTTCGCCTGCTTCCTGTGCTAACTCAATTGTAATTTCAAGAGCATCTTTGCCTCTTATTGGTTGGCCGTCTGGTGTTTGTAAATTAAATGTATAAAATACACTATCAGTGTCGCCGTATATATATTCGGCATTCGTCTTAACCTTACCATATTTGGTCTCACAAATTTTATTACTATAACATTCTTCAATAATTCGCTTTCCATAAGTCAATAATTTACGACCCATCGCAGTCGTACACGCAGCAATATCTTTTTCATAAAATGAACTAGTTTTGGCACCACATCCACCATATAATGAATTTGCAGTTACCTTATAACCTAATTGCCTTTGCTCTAATACTTGTTTCATAAATTCATCCGTCTGATTTGGTATCATTTTTCTAGTATCTTTTCTGGCTTTTAATAATTTCTTAAGAATCGCAGGCATAATAGCCGATTCACCATCTGCGAATTGAGCAAACCTACAAATTTTATACCCACATCTAATTTTTTCAGCTGCGGCTTTAGGATGCTTTCTGAAATATCGGTAAGTGTCATATTGTACATCTACATATTCGTATTCAGGAAGATTATCATATATATAATTTCCATCAGAATCTTTATATCCCCATTCTTCAATAAGATTTCCAGCTAAATCAAATTCTTTCGTCCAAACCTTACTATCGTGTGATAAATTTTCACTAATCATTGAACTCGGATACAGAGAAGCATAATCATTACAAGCGACTGGGTTGTCTAAATATAAATCACATTTAGGAGGTAACACGATAGCACCTTCATAGCCCTCATCTGCATCCCCCTTTTCGATAACAGGAATTAATGTGCGAATTTTACGACATTCATTCGCGATTAGACTCTGTAGCTTAATACCCTGTCCACGCATTACTAGGAAATTAATAGGAACACTGCTAATCTTTGCCATCTCAATAAAACCAGTTAAAATATCCGATTTATTAAATAGATAATGGACTAAGTTACAATCCTGAATACAGTATTTCGCGATGACTGAACGATCTTCAGCCGTTCCATTTGTCATTCTAAAAATATCTTTTGGTGTAACATCGTCCTTAGCTAAACACCATCTCACTTTTTTATTGAAGTCTGGATTAATAATACTATCAATTGTAAATTTACAGTTTGTTTTATCAATTTCAGTAACTAAATACTTTGCACCATCTGCATAATAATCAACTGAATGTCCAATTTCTTCAATGTGTATATAACTTCCGACTAATAGACCCGTTAAGTTGCTGGTCGATATAACAGAACTTGATTCGTTATGCTCTATTTTTTTAGCAAAATCACCAATAAAATTACCTGCAACATAGTCTAATTTATAACTTGTTAAATTTTCTGATCTTCTATAGAAATTGTATAAATCAACTTGAAGTCTTCCATTCATCTTAATAAATCTTAAATCGTGTTGTCCACTTGCGATTTGAATACTACTTTCTTCAATCTTCCATTTCCCTGTATCTTTATCCTTTGTGCCACATATTTCCTCTTTATTTCGTCCAAGCTTCAAGAAATCTTCGACACAATTATTTTCTTCTGCTCTTCTAAACATAAACTCATAATCAAAACCAAATATATTATAACCAATAATAATATCAGGGTTTTCTCTTTGAACTAATTGTTGCCATGCCAATAAAACTTCTCTTTCTGAATTGTATGTTTCCACCGCTGAATTTTCCATTGGGATTTCAGTACATGTATTCAATACAATACAGTGATTGAAATACGGGTCTTTATTACCATAATTCATAAATGTTGAACCAATAAAGGTTACCTTATCTCCTTCAAGTTTCGGAAATACTGAAATAAGTGAAATATTTAATTCATTCAATTTACCTTCGCGCTCATATTTTTTATCCAATAAAACATCAATGATTGTTGCTTGTTTATCCGAATACTCTTTTATATTCCTTAAGGTATTAAATACTTTATTGCTACCGAGTGATTCTGTAGATTCTCCATTATCAACATCACCATCAGCTTCTTCGTTTTCTTGCTCAATTTCTTTTGACATTTTTTCAAACATTGATTCCAATGAATTAGCCTGATTAAATTCTACACTCTTTTTCAAGCTTCTAACTTTACATTCGAGCCATTTATTACATAATTCTATCACAGCCTCTCTTGAATCTGGTTGTCTTTTTGGATAAACTAAATCAATTCCTTGCATATTTTCATAACCAAATGCAGTAAGAATAATATTTATAAGAACTTCTTTGATAGAACCATTATTAAATTTTTCAATGCCAATATCTTCAAAATATTCCACAATATTGGTAGCTAATTTCTTGTAAGTTTTAATTGGAACAGGAAAATCTCCATGACTACTGCTTGCTTCAATATCAAAACTCATGATTTTATAAGGAACTCTTGTTTCCTTATCGTTTAATGGTATTATATTTTTAAGGTTTGTAATAAATTCATAGTCACAATTTACGCTTTTAAGTTCACCTTTTCTTTCAGCAACTTTTTTTTTTGGAATAGCAATCCAACCAGAAGGACTAATATCTTTAATATGAAAGAAACGCAACAATGGAGGAATATTTGCTTCATACAACATAATATTTGTATTAAAATATTGGTAACCATCCTTCAACAATTTATGACCAGAACTATAATCAGAATACCAAAAATTCTTTGCTTTATTAAATGCGTTTAGATTTGCGAATTCAATAAATATAAATTTATGTTCTTTTTTATTGTCGAAACCATATAATTTTCTTCTTTTAACGAGTTTTGAATCTGTAATTGATGTTGAATAAAATTTACCCATTTTTTCTTTTAAATGTCCAATAAATTGTTCTTTCATTTCAATACTCCATTTATCATTAACCATCACATAGAAGAATGGTTTAAAACCTTCAACCGTAACTGAATAAGTTTTACCTGTTTCATCTACACCAAACATTTGAATAATGAATGCATTTGTGTCTTTATATGTATTATCTTCATCATCATCTCTTAACGAATCATATGCATTATAAACATTGTAATCGAAAACTCTGAAGATATGTTCCATTTTATTCTTTATTGTTAATTTATGTTTATTTTGTTTACAATAATCAATTTTATTTAAATATAATATATGCAAAAATATTATATTTATTTGATTGCGTTGACTTTATTATTAATTTTAGTATTCTATTTATATAATACAATGAATAATAAACCAGTTTATGCTATAGCTGTATTTAATGATACTATAAAAGGAACTGTAAAATTTACAGAAGATTTAAATAATAATGTCGTTGTTATACATTTAAATTTGTCTGGATTAAAACCAAATAGTCTTCATGGATTTCACGTTCATGAAGCAGGTGATTTAACTGATAAATGTACAAGTATGTGTGCGCACTTTAATCCTTATGAAAAAACACATGGTTGTCCAGGAATGACAGAGAGACATGTCGGCGATTTAGGAAATATTAAAACAAGCTCGAAAGGTGAAGCTAAATATTCTTTTTATGATGATGTCATAAAACTTAGAGGAACAAAGTGTAATATTATTGGTAGAGGATTGATTATTCATGAAGACGAGGATGATTGCGGGAAGGGAGGTAATGCTGAAAGTTTAAAGACTGGAAATGCTGGAAAAAGAATAGCATGTGCTGTAATTGGATATTCAAAGGAAAACTTTAACAAGTAATATAAAAGTATTAGTTTTTTTCATATTGTGCAGAAATAAAAAATAATATACCAGTTAAAATAGAAAATACAGCAGAGATATACTTAATAGATTTATCGCTGAGTTTATTTTTATCGTCTACAACTAATTTTGAACCAATAAAACCTCCTATTACAGTTGATAACAATACAATCCATCCCATTGTAAAATCGATTTGTTTGTTTTTATAAAATTCCCATACAGAACCGACCGATATCGGGAATAAATTAACAAATAAAATTGCTCCTAAAACTTTTTTATATTCAGCTATTTTAAAGTAATCAAATATCAAAATTAATAATGGTAATCCAGGTATACCTGTAATTCCCATTAAAACACCGGACAATAATCCAAATACAAGTTCTATAATATATTGGAACATATATTATATAAATATTTATTTTTTACGTCCATATTTACAATATTGTCTTTGAGAGAACCCTTTCGGTCTATTGCAATTAATACTACGTTTATATTTAGTTGACCATTTACCCCCCACTAATTTTCTTGTTTTCTTGCATGTTTTTGAGTGTTTCTTATGAGTCGAATTTTTTATTCGTAATGGTCTGAAACCACCATTCTTTTCACTCGTAGTTATATCATTCTCACCCGTTTTCAATTTTATCCATTCTACAAATGAATCTATTTTTCTATCTTTATTTGAAACTTCAGAATCTTCGTAGGTTTGCATTTTCTCTCCAGCATTAGTCATAAATCTTATAGTAGGAAAACTTCTAGGTTCGTTTTTCACATTTTTTAGTTTACCATACAAATCTTTATCTATTGAAACAATAACAATATTTTCTTTATTTAAAAAATCATCAGAGAGAACGTTTTTAAGTTTAGACCACTCAGGTCTTGTTTCATTACATGGACCGCATCCTTCCATATAAAACAAAATAAAAACTTTTGCATCTCTATTAGATAAATATTTATTCAGTTTATCGATTAATCCGCTAGCATAATTTTTACGAGTTATTTCAAGATATACCATTATATAAAATATGTAGAAAATAATATTGCAATAAATATATAATGACACTCACAATTCTGTTAACAATTTTAGTATTTTTAATTGGGCTATATTTTTATACAATATATGCTGACCTAAAATATACTCACCCTAAAAATTCTATCACTAAACATAATAAAGGTTACATCAATCAAGGCTTTAAACCACGATGTCCTAACTTGCTTATTCAAAAGAATTCTAAATTTTATCTATATAATTCAAAATTAGCAGAAGTTCCAGGTGTAAATCCAATTCAATTTGATAATTTAGAAGAATATACCGAGTTTTTGGATTGGCAGCGAAGTCAGGGGATAAGATGTCCTGTTCTCTATTTACAATCTACATATGATGCTCAAGGAAAACAAGTATATAAAGTAAGACCCAGTGTTTCCGAACCACAAGCCGGTTTACCACTCTCTACTAGTCAACCACTCTCTACTACTCAACCACTCTCTACTGTTAAATATAATCAATCATATAAAGAAAAACCTAGTGTTTCCGAACCACGAGAATTTTTACCTCCATCTGCTAATCCTCCTGTAGGTATTGCATCTCAAGAACCTCCTATTATGGAAAGTTCGTTAGGAGACCCGAATGCTTTAGCATACCCAAATCCAACGCTTTTAGTAGATGCAACAAGAAATGATCCACCATATAATACAAATTCTTATCCTGCTTATGACCAATCATCATATTATATAGGAACCACAACTCCTCTTGATATGATGGATGTTGCACAAGAAAAAGCACCAATAAGCCCTAATCCTATGGATTCTAATTGGGGAGGAGCAGAATATACTCAAAGCTTAGTTGACCGAGGATATTATAAAGACAATGAGGTGAATATTATATCTTAAAGAATAAAATAATTAAATCATGATAATTATTTTATTATATTTTTATTGAGTATCCACAAATTTCATTACTGAATTTAATGCAACTTTTGCTTGCTGCATTTTAGATAATTTTTCGACTGAATTCTGTGGTTCTGCTTTGTCAAATGTTAAAGCAGTTTGAAGCATTAAAACGTTGATTGTATCGTCTAAATTTAATATTGCTGACTCATAATCCCCACGATATTTGCTAATTAACAAAGTATCTAATGCTTTAATTGTATCTGCTTTTAGTGAGGCAGCATATGTAGCTGCATTTCCGGCTATTCCATTTTCAGAAGAGGTAGTTGTAGTTTCATTACCTGAAGCACTTGTCATACCTTCTATTAACATTGGATTATATTGAAAACTTCTAAATACTAAATAAACTACAAAACAAATTGCAACAAATATAAACAAGTTGTACAACTCTTTCATATATTATATTTTTATTTTTTCAATAAAAATTTTACTATATTTGCAATACATGTTTTATTAATTTTTCTCACTTGTCCTTTTGTGTTTGTATATGATAAATCTTTCATCGAATCATTATTTGCCTCAATTTCCTTAATAAGGTTAGAAATATTTTTATATTTTTCCATAACTGCTAATGCGGTAACAGAGCTAATACCTGGAATCTGACATAACATAATCTCTCCAATATTATCTGGAGTAATATTATCTTTTTTTACCTTTTTAACTACACTAACATAATCTTTTTCTGTCAATTGAGTATCTTCGCATTCATCTGTTGTTCCAATTGTTGCAATATCTCCTGTCTCATTTATTGGCATTTCTATCGGCATTTTGTTTTCATAATAAGGTTTCTTAGATAAATCTTTGCCCATTTTGTAAGCCATATTACAGATGATATTGGCTGTCTCATCTAGAGAGAAACTCCTAAATACAGAAAATCCTTTATAATAGTTCAATGAAAACATCGCTGAATAAAGTGTCAATTTTTCAACATGATTATCCGGTTTGAAACGATTGACTTTGTTAACATCTCCCTCTATAAGATAAACAATATTGTGGTTATGATGATTAAGACCATTTAAGCGATAAGATTGTTCTTCATATCGGCCATCTTTAATACTTGCTAAAAGGTCGGAAACTGATTTTCTCTCGATAATAATTTTATCTTCTGTCTCATCATTTATAATAATGTCACCAATTGGTAATGTTTCGCTCTGAACTTTTATGGATTTGAACACGGGAATAACGGTGACTTGATAATTTATTTGCTGTAAAAGGGCTGCTTCTCTGGTATCGACCTTGATGATCATTAGTTATTAAATAGCTTAATAAATTGTTATTAAATCGTTTTTTTGAATAATTTATTATTTGAAAATAATATATCTAAAATAATAAATATGATATAGAAAGAAAAAACCTATTAACGATTTCCACCAATTGTAGCACGGTACCCGTACTTTTGGGTTTGGATTGTTGTGGATATAGGCCAATTTGGACTAGAGAAACAGAAACTATATTGAGGAACAGATTGAGGTGCTCCAATCAACATAGGATTGTTAGACAAAAAGAAACCAACACGTGGTGCGGTTCCAGATTTTTTGTTTCCACCACAAGTCGGACGATTAATAATTGAAGCGGCATTACGGGCGTTGCGTGAAGAATTCATCAAGACCATTTATATTTTACATTAATATTATATTTTTTATAAAGCTTAATTTAATCTAAATATTTCCAAATAAATCCTCCAGAAGTTTTTTTATTATTCTTAATAACAGCCCATATATTGTTTTTGTGAATATTCAGATTTCTAGATGCGTCCGATATAGAATTATGATTTTTAATTAAATTCATACCTAAATCATACTGACATACTTTTCTTCCTCTATTTTTATTTATAGTTATTTTTTCATTAAAATCAATATTTTCATCATCAGAATATTTCCAAACAAATCCCGCAGCAGTTTTTCTTTTACCTGAAAGAACACCTTGAATTGTTCCTTTTGATATATTAACTTCCTTTGCCGCATTTGCAATAGATGTATGTTCTTTAATAAAATTCCATTCTAAATCATATTGAACAATTTTTCTAGTAAAATTATTTCCTAAATTATTTTGAAATTTATGTATTTGTTGTTCTTTGTTTGTCGCAAATTCTAAATTATCAACACAATTATTTAATTTATTTCCATCTTTATGATTTACTGTTTTTTTATTTTCTGGATTTTCTAAAAATGTGAGTGCGACTAATCTATGTAAAAGAAATGTTTTTTTATATATATAAACACGAATATAACCGTTATCATTAACTTTATAATTTTCCATTATTGTTCCATAACTATTCTTAAATCTTCCTAAACTTGAAACATAATATTTTTTGTCGAAATCTGTTTCATTTTCAAATAATTTTTGTAAATTAATTTCACACCATTCTTCATTTATTTTATTTTTATTTTCTTCATATTTCCATCTAAAACCGTATGCTGTATTGGATAGTCCATTAACGCAATTTCCAATAGCATTTCTTCCATTATGTGAATTAGATGTTAAATTACTTTCAAAAGCCCAAACTCCAGCATCTTCGATTGAATTATATTTTTGTAAAATTTCTCCAGTTACTTTATCTAATCGATTTATACATTTATTTTTATTTGATTTATATATTAATCCAATTGATTTATGTTGTGCTTGTTCTTTCATACTTGCCCATTCCAAATTTTGAATTGAATTATCCAGTTTATTTTTATTTATGTGATTAACAGTTTTTTTATTTTCAGGGTTGTCAATAAATTCTAAAGCAACTAATCTATGAATTTTAAAACCTTTCTTACATTTTCCATTTGCTAACATTATATTATAATATCCACCTTTTAAACTCAATTTCATTAATTTATTACTCTTATTATTCATTACATTCCCTAAATTACTTATACTATAATTTGGGAAGTCTTTTATTACACGCCACTCTTCCATACTCAATATATACCATGTGTCTTTAAATCGTTTTCAATATAAATTATTCAATTTTATAAACAAATTTAAAGCTAAAACGCTTATATATATAAATGTCAGAAATCAAACAAGCACACGACGATGATTTAATTAAAACAGAGGACGGATTAGTATTTAATCCTTATAATCCTCTAAATGTTAAGATTACATTGAGCGAAGTTCAATCTATTCTTTCCAAATATGGTTTGCCTCCAGTAGTCCGTAAATTGGAGTTATACCAGCGCGCATTCGTACATCGTTCTTATACGAAACGACCTCAATATGAGAATGCAGAACAAAATATTACTATTGTTGAACGTCCTGATGATTGTCTTCCTCTTAGCAGTAAATCCAATGAACGATTGGAGTTCTTAGGTGACGGTGTTTTGGAGTGCGTAACGAAATTATATTTATATAAACGTTTTCCTAAAGAGAATGAAGGATTTATGACAGAAAAGAAAATCGCCATAGTAAAGAATGAGGCAATCGGAAAAATCGCGTTGGAAATGGGTCTGCATAAATGGCTCATTATTTCAAAACATGCGGAAGAAAAAAAGATCAGGACTAATCTAAAGAAACTTGGCTGTCTATTTGAGTCATTTATTGGTGCACTATTTCTAAATTTTGAAACACATAGCCCGCAATCAGAAGATACATCCGATGACGAAAGTCCAGGTTTCAAAATGGCTAAGAAATTTATAAACCGCATTTTTGAGACACATATCGACTGGGTCGCACTTATTCAAAATGATGACAATTATAAAAATATTTTACAAGTTAAAATCCAGAAGGAGTTTAAGGTAACACCACATTATTTAGAAATTGAACATGACCCTGAACTTGGCTATAAAATGGGCGTGTATTTATGCCTGGGTCAACCTATTTTTCATTTAACTCATGTGGATTCTGTCGATATTACATTCTTTAAGAACTTTAAATCAATTCATGATTATGTAGAACAAAATACAAAGGTTCTAATTTATATGGGAGAAGGACAGCATAAAATTAAGAGGAAGGCTGAACAGATAGCCTGTAATGAGGCAATAAAAACTATTGATACACAATTTAATATTGATGAGAAGGAGTGTTAATATCTTCTTTTTGTTTTCCTGTTTTTTCTTATTTTTCTTCTTATATTTCTTATTGTTTTCCTATATCTTGTTTTATTTCTTCTTTTACCACCACTTTCATTCTCACTTATAAATTTAATTTTATATATGGGTTGAGTTACTCCTAATATATTTTCTAGTTTAGCTAATTCAATTGCTCTTTGTTCTAATCGACTCATTTTATTCTCTCCATTTTGTTCATATAAATTAAAAATATAATGATGTTTACCTGTTTTTGGTGGTGGTGCAGGACCTTTATATGGAATTATAATATTACCAGTTTTCATATCATTATTAGTAATATTCACTTTAATCCAATGAACATAAGTTCCATTTACAGCATCAGGGTCATAAAGAACTAATGTGTATAATTTATTTGGATTAACATTTAATTTAATATCAGGTTCCACTTGAGTTTCATATACACTTAAAAATTGACCGTCTTTTAATAGTTTTTGTTTGTTGTAGAATACCTCCATATAATATTAAAATACTTTTAACATTTCAAAAGTTAATTATTTTATTAAATATTTATTATAATATAAAAGCTAAATATATTAAATATTTAATATAAAAATGGGAATTTATAGTAGTGGTAGAATTTTTGGAATAAGAATATATAATTTTGATGATCAGGAATTCAGTAATACATTATATGAAGAAAAATATGATGAAATTATCAGTCATGAACAAATGAGGGAGGCATATTTATTTTATAATCAATTAAATGATAAAAATAATATATTTTTTAAAGTTTATACAGAATGTAGTAGCACGCTGAATTGTTATAATAAAGAAAATTTTATGATGTGGTATCCAATATCGTTGAATGTGTTTTTGGAAAAATTCTTAGTTTGAAATGTTAAAAGGTGTTATTATTTTTATTATTTGATATGTAAAATTATAAAAATTTATATATTTAAATTATATAAGCGATGAATCATTTAGAACAACTTAAACAACAATTAATGGTAAAACCAAATATACAAGAAAGAGAAAGAGTGGCTGTTGTTATAAAAGGAGAGAAAAAACCTAGAAAACCAATGGCTCCAATTGAAAAAAAGAAAACAGAAAAAAATCTTGGCGAGGAACTTGAAGAAGAAGTTGTAGAAGAAATAGATGACAAAGAGCAACAACAAGATAAAAAAGAATTAAAAGAAGAAGAAATAAGAGGCCGACCAATAATTGTCGATAAAACAGATGTCGGTTACGATAGACAAGCCTTATTGAAGAAATTAGCAGAAAGTAAAAAAACAAAGGTTACAATCAAACCTATTGTTGAAATAGAAGAAAAAATAGTTGAACCTGTTGCACCAGCTCCTCTTGTTAAAAAAGCTAAAAAAATAGAAATTAAGAAGCCATTAATTATTGAAGATGAAGAAGAAGTTATGAAAGAAGAAGATATGAAAGAAGAAGGTAAAATTGAAGAAGCTAAAATAGAAGAAGAAGAATTTATTATGAAACCAAAAAAGAAGGTGGAATTTAAAGAAGAATTAATACCTGTTATTCCTCCAAAAGAAAAGAAACGAAAAACGGAAAAGCCCGAAAAGGGTATCGCCAAATTAGGACCAGAAGTTGTTGTTGAAATGGGTGATACTGAAATAACACAACGTTTACCTAGGAAACTACCTCCGGTCAATATAAAAGTTGGAAGTTATATAATGAATAACAGAGAGATTTTCGTGAATTTTATCAATTCTCTTTTTGAACCATATAAAAGGGAATTAGCAGAAAATAAGGAAAGCATATCATGTGATACTATAGGTAAATCATCGTCTGATTTCTCTCTATTAACACATCAAAAGATAGTTAGAGATTATATGAATCTCTATACACCATATCGCGGTCTACTTTTATATCACGGTTTAGGTTCGGGCAAGACCTGTACTAGTATTGCTATTGCAGAGGGAATGAAAGACTCCAAGAGTGTAATTATCATGACCCCAGCTTCTTTACGTGCAAACTATGTTGGTGAATTAAAAAAATGCGGAGACTTACTATATAAAAAAAATCAGTTCTGGGAATGGATTTCTATTGAGCAAAATCCCGACTCACTTACAACAATGTCAGCTGTATTAAATTTGCCTCAGGAATATATACGCAAACGCGGCGGTGCGTTTTTTGTTAATATTAAAAAGCAATCCAATTATGATGAATTAAGCGATACAAGCAAACAAGCTTTAGAAGAACAATTAAACGAAATGATAAAACAAAAATATCAGTTTATAAATTATAACGGCTTACGTGAGAAAAGACTTGGAGAAATGACTAGTGGATATACCAAGAATATTTTTGATAATAATGTTGTCATTATTGATGAAGCACATAATTTTATTAGCAGAATTGTTAACAAATTAAAGAGGGAAAAACCTATTTCTGAGACAAAACGCGGTGAAAAAGAACATTTACCTCTTAACTTGGCGACCAAATTATATGAAATGCTTTTAAGTGCAAAAAATGCAAGAATTGTATTACTTTCTGGTACACCAGTTATTAATTATCCAAATGAATTCGGGATTCTTTTCAACATTTTAAGAGGATATATCAAGACATGGAAATTTCCATTAGTTATTAATACTAGCAAAAAAATCGACAAGCAATCACTTCAAGAAATCTTACTTGGAGAGAAGACATTAGACTACTTGGATTACTCACCATCTAGTAAGATATTGACTATTACTAGAAATCCATTTGGATTTAAAAATAAAATAAAGAAAGAATCCGGATATCAAGGTGTTTCAAATAATAAACGTTCGGAGCGTGGTGAAACAGAATTCGATACTGAATTTATTTCCGATGATGACTTCGAGAGAAAAATTATAGCTATTCTTAAAAGGAATGATATTGATATTATACCTGATGGAATTCAAATTAAATACAGAAAAGCCTTACCTGATACATTTGATGAATTTGTTGCTAGATATGTTGACGAGACTGAACGTAAACTTAAGAATACCGATGCTCTAAAACGAAGAATTTTAGGATTATCATCTTATTTTAGAAGTGCTCAGGAAAATTTACTACCAAGATTTAACAAACAACTAGGTGTAGATTATCATATTATTCGTATTCCAATGAGTGATACACAATTTAAAATTTATGAGGCCGCTCGTGTTGAAGAGCGTAAATTAGAGAAAAAGAAACCGAAACAAGCCATGGCGGAAGATTATGAAGATAAATCATCGACTTATCGCATTTTCTCTCGTTTATTTTGTAATTTTATTATTCCAGATAGACCCATTCCTTTAAGGAAGAAGAAGGAAAAAGAAGATGAGGAAAAGGATATTGAAGAAGGAGAAACTGATATTGTAGCAGCATTAAAACAAGGTAAAAAGGTGGAATCTAAACAAGATGTAGAAGATGAACGTGAAGGTGAAATAGAAGGAGATGAAGTATTGCAAGATATTGGTGGTACTACATATATGGAGCGCTTACAAAACAAAATAAAAGATATGGAAGAACATTCTAATGACTTTTTTACTCCTGAAGCGCTTCAAACTTATAGTCCTAAATTTTTACATATTCTTGAAAACATACAAGACACCGAATATCAAGGATTACATTTAGTTTATAGTCAATTTAGAACTGCAGAAGGTATTGGTTTATTTACACTTGTTCTAAATAAAAATGGATTTACACAATTTAAAATCAAAAAAAATACACTTGGTTTATGGGAAATAAATATTCCTCTAGAAGATGAAGGTAAATCAACTTATGCTTTATATACTGGAACAGAAACTGTAGAAGAAAAAGAAATTGTTCGTAAAATTTATAATGGAGAATGGGATGATATTCCCGATAGTATTGGTTCAGTTCTTAAATCTAAATATAGAAATAACAATATGGGTGAAGTTATTAAAGTTTTCATGATTACATCCTCTGGTTCTGAAGGTATTAATTTACGTAATACGCGTTATGTTCATTTAATGGACCCTTATTGGCATCCTGTTCGTTCAGAACAAGTAATTGGACGTGCTAGACGCATTTGCAGTCATAAAGATTTACCTGCTGCACTACAAACTGTCGAAGTATTTGTTTATTTAATGGTTTTTAGTGAAGTCCAATTAAAATCAGATGATGCTATTGAGTTAAAGCGAAAAGATTTAAGTAAATCACTCCCTAAAAATCCCTTGACAAGTGACCAATATTTATTTGAAATTTCTGAAATCAAAGCTAATTTAACTAACCAATTAACAGAATCTATTAAAGAATCCGCATTTGATTGTTATATTTATTCGAATGGTAAATGTGTTAATTTTGGCGACCCATCTATTGATAAATTTTCATATGTTCCTGATTTTGCTGAACAACAAAATGATATAACTGTTCAAGCGAATAAAATGGCGATAGAATGGAAAGGCAAACTAATTACACTTAATGGCGTTGAATATGTTTATCGTAAAATTGATGATGATGTATTGAACATATATGATAAAAAATCTTATGAAAATGCTTTAAAAGACCCATCAATTGTTCCTGTTCAAATTGGCACTATTGAAAAAAATAAATACGGAGAAAAGGTATTTAAGCAATTAGTAAATAAATAATAATATTATTACGTGTCTCCAGCAATGATTTTCAACTAGATATTTTAACTAGATATTTTCACTTATATTGTAGAAAATATCTATTTATTTGACAATAAATCAAGTATTTTATCCATTTTTTCATTTAAATTCATCATATTTCTCTCTAATTTTGCAATTCTATCTTCACTTATATTTTGCTGATTTATCTTAGGTTCATTAAATATTTGTTCATTGTATTGAACAGTTATGTTTTCTTCCTTTTTGTTAATTTTTTTTAACTTTGAAAATAAATTAATATCTTCATCTTCTGAAACTGGTTCTGATATAAATGTATTTACTTGGTCGTTGTTACTGAACGAAACATTTTTCTTAGAATTACTTGCTGATAAATCACTTTCTAATTCATTTAAAAATTTAAATCTACTATATTTTTGTGATTGTTCTGGTTGTGATTTTATTTCTTGGCCCTGAAATTTTTCAGTTTTAAGTGATGTTTCTTGTGGTTTCAACCAGCTATCAACTTCATTATTGTTAGGATTATAATTTCTATTTATTTGTTCAACCTCATAATTGCGCTGGACTTGCATATCTTTTAAAATTTTATCCATTTCTTTAATTGGTTTATCTGTTTTCCCTACGGGATCAGCAAATTCAGGTACAGGTGGAGCTTTTACAGCCATGAAATCTTCAAATTCTTCTTGTCTTTTTGAAAAATCTTTATCGAATTTAGATTTTCTTTCATTTTGTATTTCCTCGTATGTAATTAATTCTTTAACAGGCGGTTCATTATGTATTTTAATTTTACTGGGTTGATATTGATATGTTTGTTTAATATGATTAAGAATAAGAAGAATGTATTTTTTATTTATATCAACGAGTGATTTGTTTTTAGTTTTTTCAAGTTCAAAAAAACCTTTAATATTATTGATAAATAAATTATAAATCTTACTTTGAATATCTGGTGAAAGAAATTTGAAAATGTCTTCGTCGCTTACAACATCCCATAACATTTGAATATTCTCTTTTTGTGTAAATTCTTTTAATGACATTTAAATATATAATAATACCATTGTGTTTTTATATATTTTTATAACGAATCATTGAAATATATATGCCTAAATTTCTCCATATATTCGTCTTTCAATATGTGTGTTTTTAAGTAATGTTCAGTCATTTTATCTTCTAACATGTGAACTATAAAAAATATCGAATAAATGCCACATTCAGTATTTCCATATTGATGTTCAATACCCTCATTACTATCGACTTTAAAATTTATTTTTGGTGTTAAATTTAATCCTTGTTCTTTAATTCTTTCAATTAATTTTTTAATTTCTGGAGGTGATGTGTCTCCTGTACTGTCAAAGAAAAATATTTTTTTCTTTTTAATATTAATAAACATAGATATCCAATGTTGACCCGGTTTATTATGAGGATCCGTGTTAAAAATTATTCCTATTTTTGTTTTCCCTTGTTTTATCATTTTTTCAAGACTAAAATTACATAATTCTTCCCAAACACATTCGCCGTATAATTTTTTTGTATCAAAATCTATCGGTGATGGACCAATAAAATCAAATTCTTTATATGCCTTTTCATATTGTTTCATAACTTTCATAATGTCCGTACTAGATAACCATTCATTTGGATTTTTTTTCCATTCTGGTGGAGATTCAGGAGCAAAAGAGTCAGTAAGTTCACTCTCAAGTTGTCCAAAAGCACCTTTTTGTCTTAACCAACAAGCTTCGTTATTACATATATCTTTTAAATATTCACTCAGTTCTTTATGAATTTCTTTTGGAGAATTTGAAGTTATTTTAACATCAGGATGTCTAGCGTTCCATCTATCCCTCAACTGGATAAGCGATTTATTCGTGTAACAAGTAAACTCATTTAATTCATCTTTGGGTTTTGGACTACAATTGACTTTTTTAATATTTGTGTTTTTACCTGAACCCCGTTTAATGCGATTATTTACAGTTTTATTTTTAGTATGGCGTGTTTTAATTGTTTTTTTATTTCTTTGTCTCCTGTATGTCTTCATATATAATAGTGATATTCTTTTTTTTTGCTCAATCTCTTTTATTCTGCTCATTATATTTTATTCCCTTATTTTTCAATTCTGGGTTGGTAATGTCAACTTCTCTCGACTTTGGTAAAATAATATTATTGGGTTTCTTATTTGTAGCTCGTTTAACATATTTATCTAAAGTTGGTAAATCCATTTTAACTGAACGCATCATTATTTTATTTGCTTCCATAAAATTACTAGATATATCTAAATTATCATTATCATTATTATTATCATTATTATTATTATTATCACATATTTCTGGTGGAAACTCTACATCTTTATATTCCTCTTGTAATAAGTCATTGTTATCGATAATTTTGAAGTAATGTATAGTTGATTTAATAAATGTATCATAAGCATATTTAACATCAGGTGATAAATCTTCGGGAACATTTTTATTTATTAGTTCCTTAAATAAATTGAAAATCCTTTTTCTGTAAAATAAAAATTCCTCTTTATTTATTTGTTTTTCTCTTTGTTTCATTACATGTTTTCCCATTGTTTCCTTGTTTAAAAGACAATCTAATGTTATCTGATCAACAAATGATTGAGACATATAATAAAACCATAATTTTAATTTTTAATTTATCCTCGTTTTCCTTTTAACACGTTTCTTTTGTCATATCTTTAACCTGACATCTAGTGTTATTATAAAATATAGATGAACCACATATATTAGGGGATGGATTTGGATTAAATGAATCAAATATTTCATTTCTAAATAATATTTCATGTGGATTTGGTTGTGAAGGAGTTTGGAATTTATATGTGTATAAATCGCTATTTGAACTAGGAACATAAGTTGCTTGACTACATTTTTGTAGTGCGTAAATTTGATTTCTCAGTTCGGATTCAGTATTAATATTTGCGGCAAAACCTGACCATGGAGATTGTGTATTTCCAGGGTTAAACACTTTATCAACATTATAAGTTGGTAATTGCATAAAAGGTACGTTTATTTGCTTTCGTGGGTCTACAATGGGAAAATAGGAATACTTTGTCATCACTGGTCTTACATCTAAGTATGGTTGTAATATTTGTGATGGAATATTTCTGTCATATATACGATTATTTGTTTGTTTATGAATCTCTGATACACACTCGCTTGGCTGTCTTTCCATTTGATATATTTATATATTATTTTTTTTTATAAAAAGCTTAAAGGTTAAACCATAATTTTAATATTCTATGTGCGGCATTTTTGCTTTACTAAATTCAAATATACACCCACAGATTAATATGGATATGGTTAAAGAAGTATTTAACAGAGGTAAAAATAGAGGACCTGAATCTTCTAAATTAGTTTCGTATTCAAATCAAGAGTTAATTTTAGGCTTTCATCGTTTAGCCATTAATGGACTGAATGAAGAATCTAATCAACCACTTATTTTAAATGGCATAGAATTGATATGTAATGGCGAGATTTACAATTATAAATATCTATATAAATCTATGAATATTACACCTGAAACCGGTTCCGATTGTGAAGTTATAATTCATCTATATTTAAAATATGGTATGGAACAAACCTTGGTTATGCTAGATGGCGAATTCGCGTTTGTTTTATATGATAGAAACGAAAATACATTGTATGCCGCGAGGGACCCTTACGGAGTAAGACCTTTATACAAAATTACTTCTAATGTAAATAGTTGTTTTATAGTGGAAGGTTTCGCTTCAGAGCTTAAAATGGTCGCGCCAATTTATAATTTGGACCCACAAAATTCTTATGTAAATCAGTTTCAACCAGGAACTTATTCCATTCTTACATATGACTCTGATCAAAAGTGGGTTTCGACTATAAGTAATCAGCCTTATTTTATTCCTACATTTCCAACCAATGAAATAGTAAATACTTTAATATATCCCAAGATTAGTAATGCGTTATATAGTGCTGTTTTTAAACGATGTGAAACTACTGAACGACCAGTTGCGTGTTTATTAAGCGGGGGACTTGATAGTAGTTTGGTTGCTGCTTTGGTAAACCAATATTTAAAAACATTTAAAAGTAGAGAAGAGAGACTTGAAACTTATAGTATTGGACTTGAAAATTCTGAAGATATTAAATATGCACGAATAGTTGCTAACTATATTGATTCAAAACACACCGAAATTATTGTTACTGAAGAAGAAATGTTTCATGCTATTCCAGAAGTTATTAAGGCAATCGAAAGTTATGATACAACTACTGTGAGAGCAAGTATTGGGAATTATTTAATCGGAAAATATATTGCTGCTAATTCTCAGGCGAAGGTGATTTTTAATGGCGACGGTTCAGATGAGTTATTTGGTGGTTATTTGTATATGAATAAATGCCCGGATGATATCGAGTTTGATAAAGAAACGCGACGACTATTAAAAGATATTCATATGTTTGATGTTTTACGTTGCGACAAGTCTATTTCATCTAATGGCTTAGAACCACGCACAGCTTTTTTGGATAAAAGATTTGTGAATACTATTTTATCCATCAACCCATTCTATCGCAATCATAAAAATTTGAATGAATCAGAAAAATATTTGTTACGTAATAGCTTTAAAAAAGACAATTATACCGACTGTTTTGGTAGACAAATTTTGCCAGATGAAATATTGTTTAGAAGAAAAGAAGCATTTAGTGATGGTGTCAGTTCACACGGGCGTTCATTATTTACTATTTTACAGGAATTTATAGCTAAACACTATGACGAAGTAGAACCACTATCTAATAATGAATCATACAAACCAAATATCGAACTAGAAAAAAGATATTATAAGGAAATTTTTGAAAAAGAATATCCAAACTGTTCACATATTTTGCCTTATTTTTGGATGCCAAAATATACTAACGCAAGTGATCCAAGTGCTAGAACTTTAGATGTTTACAAGTAATAATATTAAAAGTAAATATAAACTTAAAATATGGTCAATATTTACTTATGATATCAACATTTTATCTCGTGTTATTATATGACTAAAAATCAACTACATAGATTACAAGAAATATTATTTAACATTTTTATTTTTGTAGTATATTCATTGATTTTTCTTTCTTTGTTTGGTTTATCACAATCAGCTGAAAAATATTTACAAACTTTAGATTATTATGTTAGAATCTACGTTTGCTTATTTTTGATGTGGAGATTTAATCCATTTAGAAGTTATTACGAATTTACGAATTTAGACCGTAAAATAGCATTTAGTGCTGGTTTATTAATTTTAACCACAACAGCATTAAATCAATATTTGAATGATATTAAAAATGTTATTAGACAGCTCTTTTAAGAGTTTTATTTTTTTTATTAGCTCTATTTTTAATAGTTCTATTTTTGGTAGAATGATTGAAAAATGCCTGCAAATGCGATACTATATGTTTTCCAAGCACCTTATCAACTTCATATTCTTTTTCATCTTTATTAATGACAGTATATTTAAATAATTTTATATGTTGCATCATAAACATATTGAAATCTGTTTCATTTTCTATCATTTTTTTTCCTATTTCTGAACCAGAAAACTTATCTAATATATATTCAAATGGCAAGTCATAATAATAAGGTTTTATATTTATGTAGTAAATGTTATCGTTAGCCATATCTGGAAAAAACGTATCGTCCATGAAACAAATTTCAGCATCCATTGGTATTTTAGTGCATTTTATTAAATCCTTATGTGTTTTATTTTGAGTTGTTCTACATATTTCTATACGTTTGCCGTTAATTTTAAATGCTGCTATAATCTGGTCAACTAATTTGTAATTAATTTTATTTTCAAAATAACTTATGATATGTCGGGCCCATTCACGAGGTCCTGTATTATTTGTATAAATCATCATTTTATGACAACAATTAGATTTTTTCTTAGTCTTTAAGTATGTTAAAATATTTATTATATTTGGTCTTAGAAATTCTGGAAATAAATCAAGTATCTGATCAAAATCGGTCTGAGTTAATGCGCTTTTGTTTTTAACTCTTAAATAGTTTGCTAAGCTATCCCAAAATATACCATATTGAGTAAAATAGCCAAGCGTTTCATCTAAATCAAATACTACAATTTTCATTACTATTATATGTTGAGAAATTAATTATCTTTATCCGTTATAGTGTTAATTAAATATTTTGAAGTAGATAAATTTTATGGATATATATTAAATTATTTTATTTGTAAAATATATACAACCATGTCCGAACTTACAAATACTGATTATAAGAAAATTTTAGAGTTTTATAATAAACCAATACCTAAATCTAAGCGCTTATTAAGGAACCAAGCAGAAAAAATTATTGTCAGCAAATTATGTCGCTGTATAAAAAAAGTTGATAAAAAAAATGAATCTCGTGCAATTGGTATATGCACAAAAACAATCATTAATAGTAAAGGGTTTACACGTGGAAAATTCACATGTAAAAAAAGACAAGAAATTAATCTTAAAAAGGGAAGTAATATAACAAGAAAAAATAGAAAATAATTATATCAAAATATAATAAGATGAAATATGTTCATTTTATAAAGTTATTTATACTATATAATAAATTGACTGGTTAGAATATTTACACCTTTTTATATTTTACTAGTTTAATTTATATACGCTAGTTTATAAATATAATTATACCAATTATATTTATAATGAAAGTATTGATATTATCTATCTACAATGATACACCTATTTATAATAGAATGTTTGAGCTACAGAATAAGTATATAAATAATATTGCATATAAAAATATTGATTATTATTTTGTTACATTTAGAAACGAACAAAATGAACTTATTGTTAAAGATAAAAATATTTTATATGTAAAAGGTACAGAGAGTTATTTGGGTATAACAGATAAAACTTTAAAATCGTTAAAATATTTACTAGATATATCAAAATATGATTATATTATTAGAACTAATATTTCTACAATCATACATTTTTCAAATTTAATTAATTTTTTAGATACATTACCAAAAAAAAATGTATATTTGGGTGGAATATTTTTAACTTTAAATTGGGTTGATGACAGGGGAGGAATAAATGAAATAAATATTGAAAAGTTATCATTACATGGATTAAAATTTATACAAGGGACTTCTATTATATTATCGAATGATATAGCAGAATATATTTTACAAAATAGTTACTTAATTAATCATGAACTAGTTGATGATGTTGCTATTGGTTTGTTTATTAGAGATAATTTACCTGATATTTATAGAAATTTAACAAGTGATAAATGTTGTAAATCATCTCTTAATAAATTTTCTAATGACGAGGTATTTATTAGAAATATTAACTTAAAAAAAGAAAACGTTAACAGGTACATGGACATCGAACGAATTATAAATGTTATAGATTTTTTATGTATAAATCACAAATTAATTAAAAACACACATTTTCCAAAAATTATTCATTTAGTTGATAAAAATTATGAATTATTAGAAAAATCTAATGAACAATTGAAAACTTTAAATCCTGAATACACAATTGAATTATATGATGATGACAGATGTAGGAAGACTTTATTTGAAAATTTTGGACAGTTATATTCTGATATTTTTGATTTTATAAAAGATCACCCAATTAAACATGATTTTTTTAAAGTATGTGTATTATATTTATACGGCGGAATTTATCTTGATGCAAATATCAAACCTTTAGTTCCTATTTCAGAATTTATAGATGATGATTTAGATTTTGCTACATTTATTTCTTATAATTATAATTACAATTGGCCATACAATACTCAATTTATACTTTCAAAAAAATTTGATGAAAACTTATATAATATAATTAATAAATATGTTAACTATTATATAAATAAAATTGATTATTCATATTGTAAATGGTGTTTATATAAATTAATGGAAAAAATTAACGATTTTGAATTAAATGTAAATAGTGATAATATTTTTACTTATAATAATAAAAAATATAAATTTTTTATTGAAAATATAGTTAACTATAAAGATAATATTGTTTATAATTTTAAAAACTATAACTATCAAGAATATACGAGTAAATATTCAAATACAGTTAGCGCTGCTTACATAACTTATAAAAATTCTGTAATTTTTGAAAATTTTACAAATAAATAAGTCAACACCTTTTAAGATTTAAAGTTTTTGGTGAAATAAAAATCAAATTTTTGTAATTCATATATCGTGTAAATTTTGATTTGGGTAATTCATATAGATTATCTGATAATTTTTTTCTTGTTAATAAATAATTTATGTTTCTTTAATAGTAAGTGGCTTGTACGTGGAAAATTCACATGTAAAAAAAGACAAGAAATTAATCTTAAAAAGGGAAGTAATATAACAAGAAAAAATAGAAAATAATTATATCAAAATATAATAAGATGAAATATGTTGATATAATTATTATTGGAAGTGGTATATCTGGTTTATATAGCGCATATCACATTAAACAATTCTCTCCAACAACATCTTTTATGATTTTAGAAAAATATAAAAAAAAATGGATCGGTGGTAGGACCAGCAATGAAAATTTTTATGGGACTGAAATTGTTACAGGAGCAGGAATTGGCAGAAAATCTAAGGACAAATTATTGCATAAACTGCTTAGCCAGTTTAATTTAACAACCCCCGAATTTATTGTTAACCCACAAAAGTCTAAATTAGTAAATTCTGTTGATGTTAATAAAGTTATGGATCATTTAAGAAAAGAATATAAAACATTCAAGGAGAAAGATAAAATTTTTACATTTAAGCAGTTTGCTAGTAAAATTCTTGGAGAGAAAAATTATAATGATTTCATTATTTCTGCTGGTTATACTGACTATGAAAACGAAGATACATTTGAGACATTATATTATTATGGAATGGAAGATAATGCTTGTTGCTGGAAAGCGTTTCGCGTTCCGTGGCGAAAACTTGTCTTGAAATTATACCATCATATTGGAGAGGAACATTTTAAATTTTCATCTAAAGTAGTTGGTATTACTAAGAAACAGGAGAATCCATGTAGATTTTTAATTAATATGGAAAATGGAGTCCAATATTTATGCAATAAAGTGATTGTTGCATCGACTATTGACACTGTCAGAAAGTTGTTACCATCTTATACTATTTATAACGATATTGAAGGTCAGCCTTTTTTACGTTTATATGCAAAATTTACCAAAAGTTCTATCCCTATTTTAAAGGAATACATAAAAGGGTTTACATTTGTACCTGGACCTTTACAGCGAATTATTCCTATGGAACCTGATAATGGTGTTTATATGATTGCTTATAATGATAATAATAATGCTGTTTCTCTTAAAAATAATCTTCAAAATACACAGTCTAATAGAAATTTATACGAAAAACTTTTAGAAAGGTCCTTGGGTATGCCTGAAAATTCACTTCATATTATTGCTATTAAGGATTATTACTGGCCAATTGGTACTCATCTGTTTTTGCCATTAAATAAAGAGTTATATAGTTCGAGAGAAGAATTTATAGACAGAGCTCAGCATCCAGAAGAGGGCATATTAGTGGTCGGGGAAGCAGTAAGTCGAAATCAAGGGTGGAGTGAAGGAGCTTTAGAGAGTGTAAAAGCAGTCGTTACCAAAAAATGGGTTAAAACAGAATGCTTGTAATGAAGAAATGACGTCTTTAAGTTACTTAAACAAATAATACAAATGATAACCAATGCTTGCAAACCCTAACATCAATAATATTTCGAAAAATTTTCTAGAAGTGTTCTCTCCAGTATATCCAATATAAACTAATAAAGGTCCAACAATAAACACATGAATAAGGTTTACCCATATACCTTTACCAGCATTTAGATATCCATATATTTTGTATAAATGATAAAAAATAATTACAAATCCTAAAAATAACAGTATATTAAATAAGGGTTTATATATTTTCTCTCTATTAATGCCTACATAAAGAAAGAGAGTACCAACAATTAAAACATGAAATAAATGGACGAGTGCGTCGTAATCCATTATATAAAGTAATTATATTATTTTCTATAATTATTTTATGGAGAGTTTTAATTACGAGAATAAAGAAATAGTCATCCAAAAAGGAGGAAAAGTTGTACGTAATGTAAGTATTAAGAAAGGTAGAGGTTATAAAAGTATTACAAAATATCATAAAGGTAAAAAACTTTATACTGTAAAAAAACCTATACATAAAAGTGATATTGAATTAATTAAAAAGGGGAAATTTATACCTGGTTTATTCCAAGACTGTAAAAATTGCAAAACAAAAAAGAGAATAGGTGGTGGTTACGATATAGAAATGGGACCCGAAATTACTCCTATTAAACCATATCCTGTTCCTCCTGATCCGAAGAGATTTGAAAGATATGAACAACTAATAAGGTCACGACCAGCATCACCTGAAGAAGCAATTGAATTATTTTCAGGTCCAACACCCGAGGCTAGACAGGCTATAGAGAGACAAGAAATGTCATGGGAAGACCCATTGAATGTAAATCCATTTGACCAAGAAGTGGAAATTTTTTCACGAGGTGGAAGACGAACTAGAAGAAAAAGATATAGCGCCTTATATAGGGTTTAACTTGAAAGATGGTCGAGTGCGGATAATAAAACCAACTCCTGGTCAGTTAGCTTTTGAAAAATTAGATTTTTATCCATAGAAATCTGAAAATGACGAGGAGGAAATCCAAAATTTTTACAAACACAAAATAAACCGTCATCCATTATTTTCATTTCACAAAATAGAGCACCTTTTGTCAGTTGAATATTTGTTGGGTCTTCAATTGTAATCCATCTAATAAAAGTGCCATATTTTAAGTCGTTCATTTCATCAACATATTTGTAATCTTTTAATTTATTAAATATATTAATTAATTCTTTTTTTGGTAATTCAAGTTCCTTGAGAATTTTTAGATTCATTTCTCTGATCTTCTTAGTATTAAAGTTCATCAAAGTATCATTTGATTCATCATCTAAGGCTTTTAATAATTTATTAATATCCATTATTACTTTACATAGATAAATTTTTATATTATTTATGTAAATTTAATTATATGTAAATTTAGTTATATGTAAATTTAGTCATTAAGTTATTTACCAAGAACCAAATGAACCACCGCTACCTAACACAGAATTCGCAGGAGCTGGTTCCATCATACCACCCATTCCTTCAGATATTCCGGGAGTTGATGCACCAACTAATTGTGTTGTATCTTGTCTATACATTGCATCATAATTTGGTAATTGTTGGGGTTGCATAATATTTTGATTACTTTGAGTATTATCAATGGTTGGTAATGAACTTATTGCTGTTCCATCTATATAACCACCCATTGGTTGTTGTCCAGAAAGTGGTTGAGATACTTTTACTGCTCCATTTTTACCAACTTTCTTTTTAGTATCAGGTTTACCATCCCATAATTCACTGACGCGGTCTACTAAAATGGAGACCTTTTCTCCGAGTTTTGTTTGTAAACTCATCGTTATCATTAAAATCGCTAAAATTATATATACTATGTGAAATTCTGGATACTTTGCACCACTATATGTTGGAATAAATGTTATAACTCTGTGTATAATTAATAAACCCATAAACATCACAATAATTTGTATTATTACTTCTGCTGAAACTTCTAAACTACTTTTCTTGTCATCTGCTTCAGGAACATATTTTTGCATTGTCTTATTTAAAATAACAATTGGAATTATTGCTATAACGGAGTATTGAAGTATATTTAAGATTTCAGATTTTGAATCATCATCAAAATTAAAAACATGCTTAAAGAAACTTTTTGATTCGTCTGTGTTATCCATATCCCTATAGGGTATATTTAGAAATAAAAATAATAAATTTGTGTTTACTATATTAAAAGTATTAAAGATTACTCTAAATATTATTAAATAATGGAACATATTGCGGAAGAATATTCTAATAGTCTTGCTAGTCAAGAATCGATTTATTGTGCAAAATCAACCGTTCTCGTTGCTCACGAAAATAAAGAGGAGCAATCGAGCGAATTATATGAAACCGGTGTAACATCTGACCGAATTTTTTCTAATATTAAAAAGTTTCAACATGAAGAATATCAGTATCTTAATTTATTAGAAAATATTCTAGAAAATGGCGTTTGGGAAGAAGGCAGAAATGGGAGAACTAAAAGTATTTTTGGTCACTCCATGCGTTTCTCTCTAAAGGATGGAAAGATTCCTATTTTAACAACGAAGAAGACCGCGTGGAAAACATGTCTAAAGGAATTATTATGGTTTATTCGTGGTGAAACGGATAACAAATTATTGAAAGAACAAGGTGTCCATATTTGGGATGCTAATTCTTCGAGAGAATTTCTGGATAGTAGAGGGCTTACCTTAACTTGTGAGGATTTAATTGGCCCAGGATACGGGTATCAGTGGAGATATTTCAACGCTAATTATAACTGCTTTACTGGTAAACGACTATTAGATAATGATCCTAAAGATGTTCATAAGGATAGAAAGGAATTTAAAGGTGTTGATCAATTACAACAAATTATTGACGCTTTGAAAGACCCTAAACAGAGAAATAGCCGTCGGTTGGTAATGACTGCTTGGAATCCTGCGCAGTTAGATCAGATGGCACTTCCACCTTGTCATATTTTGTGTCAATTCAGTGTTAAAAATGGAGACGAATTATCGTGTGCCATGTATCAGAGATCATGCGATGCGCCGATTGGGTCGCCAATAAATATAGCATCATATAGTTTTCTTACACATTTACTGGCCAAACATTGCGGATTAAGAGCACATGAATTTATATATTTTATGGGTGATTGTCATATTTATGAAGACCACATTGAACCAATGAAACAACAGATTACAAGAGAACCCTTTGAATTTCCAACAGTTTCCATTAAACAAATTAGATATAATATTAATGATTATCAGGTGGAGGATTTTGAAATTGATAATTATCAACATCATTCTCTAATAAAAATGAAAATGGTTGCTTAAAATAAAAAATTGAAATTTATTTAATTAATTAACTATAATTAAAATGCTAAATATAATAAAAATGCTAACTATTTATGCTTTGAAATTAGAATCTAATAAATACTACGTGGGTCAGACTCATAGAGCGACAGGTGCTAACATTCGGTTTCAAGAACATAAATCGGGCAATGGTTCTGAATGGACAAAACTATATAAACCAATTTCTATTCTTGAAACATATGAAACTGAAAGTTTATTTGAAGAAGATATTTTGACAAAAAAATATATGATTAAATATGGGATTGAAAATGTTCGCGGAGGATCCTATACTAAAATTGATTTAGACGAATGGCAGATTAAATCGCTCGAACATGAATTTAAAAGTGTTTCCGATTCTTGTTACAATTGCGGTAAAAAAGGTCATTTTGCTAAAGATTGTGATAAATATGAAACAATTAATAAATATTTATCACAATTTACATCAGAAGATGAGTTAGAAAGAGAAATTTCAAAAATGGAAAAATTGAGAATTCATTTTACACAAGAAAATGACACAATACAACGTTATAAATACATTTTATATTATGAACAACAAGGAGAAGGTAAAAATCGCAAGAATATAGATATAAAAATTGAAATTGAACCATCTATTATCAATAAATATGATTATAGTAATTTTATATATGAAGAAGCAAATTATTATAATCGCAGATATAATTCCGATGATAAAAAAACAGTTGGTGGGGATATATATCATACTCAAATTCTTAACATTATTAGAGAAATTCACGGTGGTCTCGTAATAAACCCAAATAATGTTATTGAAAATATTTATAAAATTTATGTGAGTCGTGTTAAAAGAGAACGAGATTTTAAAAAACTTATTCATGAGAATGGTTTAGATGAAATAGATTGTTTGAAAGAAATAAATAAAAGAATAGAAATTTTATATAAAAAATATGCTGAATTTTTGTCATAAATTTACCTGCAATCAAAAACACCCAAATTTATAAAATTGTTGTTTTAAGTATATAAAGATTTAAATCATATATAAGAATATATGACTTATCAGTTTGCTGTAGCTGCTATTTTTAAGAATGAGCGACATGCTATTGTTGAATGGATCGAACATTATTTATTTCATGGTGCCGAACATATTTATTTAATAGACGATAATAGTACTGATAATACGAGTGAATTGATCCAACCATATATTTCTAAAAATAAAGTAACATTGTTTAATATTAAATGGGATTACTACTTAGGACGTCAACGTGATATTTATAATCACTATATATTACCAATTATGAATGCTAAAGAGACAAAATGGTTATTAATTTGTGATTTAGACGAATTTATATGGTCACCATTAAATATTGATTTAAAAATTGTATTAAAAAATTGTAATCATTTATCTCAAATACAAATCAACAATACATTATTTGAATCATCTGGATTTATTGAACAGCCTTCATGCATTGTTAAATATTTTTTGTATAAGGAAAAAGAAAAATCCATATTATATAAATATTTTGTAAATTCAGAGTATAAATTTTCTTCTTTAAATGTTCATCATGCGTCATATGTAAATGAAGAAGATTCTATCGGTACTTTTATTATATTAGATAATAACATGGTTTTTAGATATAATCATTATAGGGTCCAATCATTTAATTTTTGGAAAAATGTAAAATGTAGCAGAGGAGACGTGGATAATTATTTAATTAGAGATGAAAGATCTTTTCATGATTTAGATAAAAATGAAATTGAAGATTTAGATTTATGGCAACAAAATAAAGACATGGATTTTTATAAAAATTTGTAATTTTTTATTTTAAAATCTACATTATTTTGTATAAAAATTTAGGATGTTAAAATAACATTTGTGCGTAAGTTATTTAGAAACAAATTGTAATAATAATTATATTATGAGTTCACGTTCACTTGCTGCTGCTAGAGCTAGACGGGCTGGAGAAAATGCTCCACCTGTTAGTGGAAATAGACCTGTTACTTCAATCGGTTCACAAGCCGCTTTTGCTCAACAAATGCCTCCACCACCAAATAATGTAAGAACTGCCAGAGCTATGCAAAATCCTCCCGCTAATGTCAAACAACCTCCACAACAATATCAACAATTTTATGATAAACAACAATCTCAACAACATCAACCACAACAATCTCAAAATGGATTACCATTTACTAAATTAAGCGTTTCTGATGCAATTGGATTAATTACATTAAGATTAGGTAGAGTTGAACAATGGATTATTGAAACTGAACATGAAGAAGGAAACAAACAACTTGAAACGGGTGTTATGACAGATATTCCTACTAATCATAAGGTCATTGATAATTCTGTTTTGACTTCTATGATTAATCGTCTTGATTCCCTTGAAAAGAATGGTCCAGGACTAGGTTCTGGTTCTTCAGAAGAAGTTAAAAAGTTAATTGAAGATGTTAAGACATTGAATGAACAATTTAAGAGAATGGGAGATGATGTTGCAAAGCATACTATTGAACTCGCAAAAAATACTGAACAAGTTTTTAGATTTAATAGAGAACTAACCGAAACTAAGGATATTCTCAAGTCATTTATGGTTAAATATGATATGTTTGCACAGGAAACTACACAAAATTTTTCTGATTACGAATTAGCTTTATCTGATTTAGAGAAACGACTACCGGTTGGACCAGATACATCTGAAGAAAAATTAGGAGAACAAGAAGGAACACAAATAGGCACAAATATTAATGATATCGATACAACTGATGGAGAGAATATTATTATGTCTGTAGACCTTAAGACTATGATAAAACAAGAATTAGGAAATATTTAGTAAAACATATTAAAAATAACATAATAATTATTGTTAATATGGAATTCGCACATGATGACAAAAAAGTATGTTTTGTTATAAACGATAAAAGAAAAAAAGAAATATTTATTTCTATATTTCAACTGTTAAAGAGCTCATCATCACAAATTAATTTAACGATAAAAAAAAATACATTTCATATTCAGGGTATGGATAAATCTCACGTTTGTCTGTTTGACTTGAAATTATATTTTGAATGGTTTAACTATTATGAAGTTAATAAACAATATGAAATGTGTTTTGATTCAGGAACTTTTCATTCTATTATAAGCACTAAATGCGATGACCAAGCTTTAGTATTTTATTTAGAAGATGAAACTACTGATATTTTCTTTATTGAACTTAAAAATAATGAAACAACTAAAAAAGGAGATTATAATAAATTTTTTAAATTACCTTTACTCGATTACGAGTACCAACAAATGGTGATACCAAATACAGACTATGATGCTGAATTTACACTCCCATCCAAGAAAGTTACAGATATGCTATCACAATTAAGCAACTTTGGCGACAACCTAAATATTAAATGTTCCGAAGATTGTGTAGATTTTAAGGCGTCAGGTAATTCTGTTGAAATGCGTGTAAACATACCAACAGATGACATGTCTAGTTATGCAATCGTAGAAGATGAAATTATCGATTTAACATATAGCTTAATATATGTAAGTAAAATGTGTGTAACAAATAAATTAACTGATGACATTGATTTTAGCTTAAGTAATGAGTCACCAATGAAGATTAATTACAATTTAGGAAATGACAGTTCGCTTATCTTCTATATAGCACCTAAAATATCGGATGACTAAATCCACCTTTATCCACCTTTAGCAAAGGTGGAGCCAAAGAACTTATATATAAATTTGTAGATGATATAAGAAGTTATATATAATTTTGTAGATGATATAAGAAGTTATATATAATTTTGTAGATGATGTGTAATTTTGGCACCACCTTTCTTAAAGGTGGTCTTCGTTCTACTTAATAAATATTATTATCATTTTACATTAACATGAGAATAATAATAGGGTTTTGTATATTTTGTCTGGTTTTATTTTTATATCTTCATATTCAATTTCATTTAAAAACTGGAGAAGATTTAGAAATGTATGAGGTCGATCAACCATCTAAAGACAAATTAGAAGAAATTTGTGATTTAAGACAGCCCGTTTTGTTTGATTTTGAATGTCAAAAAATCATGGATACATCGAACCGGAATTATATAGCAAATAATTACCACGCATTTGAAGTTAAAATAAGAAATATTAAAGAAGATGATAATAATACTGAACTCTATATGCCATTACCAATACATTCTGCTATTAAGCTTTTTAATGAAGACAAATCCTCAAGTTATTTTTCTGAAAATAATGCGGACTTTTTAGAAGAAACAAGTATTAGCAAAAATATGCGATACAACGATGAGTTTCTTAGACCATATATGGTTTCAAATTGTAATTATGATATACTAATGGGTAGCGTACATACGTGTACTCCATTTAGATATGAAATTAACTACCGAAATTACCTTTTATTAACACAAGGAAGCGCACAAATTAAACTTGCTCCTCCACATAGTACCAAATATTTATATCCTGTATATGATTATGAAAATTTTGAATTCAGATCGCCAGTCAATCCTTGGAAACCACAACCTAAATATATTGCCGATTTTAATAAAATTAAATGTCTTGAATTTACTCTTGTTCCAGGTAAAACATTATATATACCATCTTATTGGTGGTATAGCATTCAATTTAATGAAAATACTAGCATTTCATGTTTTAATTATCGAACATATATGAATAATCTAGCTATTTTACCTTATATTTTTTTACATGCATTACAAATTCAAAATGTTAAGCGTGATATTGTTAAAAAAGTTAGTATAAATGAATTAAATAACAATGATATTATTGTACCCGTTGATAAAGAAGATTTATACCATTCTGATTCTAATAATGCTAATGATATTAATACTAATGATATTAATAATTATATTAGCAACAACGCAGATAATAACAACATAAATCAGAGTACTAATATTAATGATTTACCCCAACCTCAACCTGAACCTCAACCTGCATCAACTGATAATAATATTGGTGCTGAATTATAATAAAATCTTCGGGTATATTATAATGGGATTTACTAAATTTCTTTCTTTTTTAAACCCTTTTTCTACTACTCGTAAGAGAAAGCATAAGACAACACGTCAAAAAAAACATAAAAGACGTACTATACGTCGCGCAATGCGAGGTGGATGAGGCGAAACTTTTGTGCCTAAAGTTAACTATGTTATGAAAGGAGGATGAGGCGGGACTTTACAACAACCAGCATAATAAATAATATATAAAAAATTATATATGAAAATCTATATTTTCTGGAATGACAATCTTTATCTTTAAATTGGAATTAGATAAAAATTCGATAATTGAAAATTCTGTACAGTTTTTTATATGTTTTTATAATTATTTATACTTTTTATCATTTATTTTTATTTATTACATACTAAATTTGAAATTCTTCTATAATTAAATTATTAAATTCGTTTTTAACAGATTCTAGTTTTAACTCGATATTTTTTATATCTCCTCGACAAAATGCACAACAAGGAATTTCTCTTCTTTCATTTTGTAATGATTGTATTATACAATCTTTACAAAATTCATGGCCACAATCTAATTTTACAAAATTTTTATTTTCTCGTTCTTCATAGCATATATTACACTCGTATTTTTCTTCTAAATTGTTTTCATATTGTTCTGTTATTTTTGTTTTAATATGAAACTTTCTCTTTATTTGAGACCTTGTACTTATTTCTCTAATTATGTGAATAAATCGAATTATGTCTGCAAACATCATAGCGTATAAATTATGCTCATTGTCTAATAATTCTTGTATTCCCATTTCTGAGAATTCAAATTGTCTCCATCTTTGTTCGGATGACGCATCGCGTTGCGTCTCTTCAGTCGTTATTGATTCTTGAGTGTTTTCATTATTTTCTTGAATTAGGTCTGTCATAAAGTATTGAATAATTACTATTATACAAGCATCTATATTACTTCTACTATTTACACCACATCTACTAATAGCAAATGCTCTTATTAAATTTGGTTGTTCTAGTGCCTTATTCAATAAATATCGACGTAAACTCGCTACATTTGTAACGCTTTGTTGTCCTTGTGATAATATTAAACGTATACAATCTAATGTTTCTCTTTCAAACATAAGAATACTTTCGCTATTGCATCTGGTAATATTGTGTCCTGGTCTTCGACAAAACGAACAGCATCTAACTGATATATTATTACTTCTATTTTCAGTATTTACTTGAAAACTCATTTTCTTATAATTTTTTAATATATATTGTATAATTTGTATTGATTATTATAGTATTCTAATTTTGTTATTTATTAAATTATTCAATTTTTTTTATTAGCTTATCTAATTCATCTAACTGTTTTACTGTATTCACACCAATGACTTCCACCATTTTTTCGGCAGGTAAATCATATAATTCTATGTCTATTTTTTCTTCCCTCTTAATTATCTCAACAATATCTGTTAAATAATATTCGTGTTTTTTGTTCTTGTTATTAATAAATGGTAACCATTTACATAATATTTCGGTGTTAAAAGCATATATTCCACAATTTACGTTTAAAATATTCAATTGTTCTTTTGTGCAGTCATTGTGTTCAACAATTCTTTCAAATTTTCCATCTTTTATAATTATTCTTCCATATCCGGTTGGGTCATCATTTGTTGTTGTAATAATTCTAGCTTTATTTAGATTATTTATTAAGTTAAACATTGAATCCGTCGAAAACATAGGAACATCTCCCGAGAGAATTAAAGTATTTGAATCAGGATATTTTGCTAATTCAGTTATACAACATTGAACCGCGTGTCCAGTGCCTAATGCTTCTGGCTGATTAACATATGTTATATTTGACATTATTAAATCATCCTCTATTGCTGATTGTATTTGATTTCTATATTTACCAACAACTATTAATATTTGTTTCAAATTAATTTTCTTCTCTAATTTTTGGAGATTATGTAATATATGATTTATCATCGGAATACCTCCTAATTTATGAATGACTTTTGGCAAATTCGATTCCATTCTTGTTCCTAATCCTCCAGCCATAATAATGACAACTAAATCTTTATCCATTTATTTATAATATCCATTACATTAATTTTAAAACTTTTACGAAGAAGTATTATTTATTATTACTTAAAGATATTATTACTTAAAGATATTACTACATATATGTAGTAAGAATGCATTTAAAAATTCATGTAAATGACCGGAGTTATAACTCCTGGGAGGTATTTGATACGAATAAATTTAATAAAGTTGAGGTTAATATAAATCCTATTGAAGGTAAATTATTTGCAAATGATGTATTTACAATCGATAAAAATAATAAAATTACTATAGTGCATTCCTCTATTAGGTCTGGACCAGCTATACCAGGAGTTTTAATTCTTGATGGAAATAAAACTTATGGGAGAGAAAGAAAATTGGTGGAAGGAGGAATTGCTAATAAGACAAAAAATCCTGCTGGAAGACTCTTATATAAATGTATTCCAGATGATACTAGATTGCCTTCATTTTTAGTTCCATATGAAATTAAAAATATGGGGTTTTCAAAAGTATTTAAAAATATGTATGTCACAATTAATTTTGATGATTGGGAAGATAAACATCCAAGGGCAAAGCTTGATAATGTTATTGGACCAGTCGATATTCTCGATAATTTTTATGAGTACCAGTTATACTGTAAAAGTTTACATGCTTCAATTCAAAAATTTCAAAGAGACACTAGCAAATCAATCGAAAGTAAGTCTCATGATGGAATTATAGAAACAATTATTAATAAATATCCTAATATTGAAGACAGAACAAATCAGTCTTACTGGAATATAATAACAATTGACCCAATGAATAGTGTTGATTATGATGATGGATTTAGTATTGTTGAATTGGAAGACGGTATTAAACAATTAAGTATATATATCTCTAATGTCACAATTTGGATTGATATATTAAACTTATGGAACTCATTTTCAAGAAGAATTTCAACGATTTATTTACCAGATAAAAAAAGACCTATGCTGCCTACTATTTTATCCGATTGTTTGTGTAGTCTACAAGAAAATGTGAGACGAGTTGCTTTTGTAATGGATGTATTTATTAAAGAAAACGATATTATCGATATTAAATTTTGTAATGCTGTTATTAAAGTTTCCAATAACTATGTTTATGAAGACCCTAATTTATTAGGAGACCAAAAATATCACAATATTTTAGAGACAGCTCATGAATTATCTAAGAAATATAAATATATCAATAATGTCCGTAACAGCCATGAATTAGTATCTTATCTTATGATATTAATGAATTATCATTGTGCTAAAGAATTGATCAAACATAAAACAGGAATTTTTCGTTCTACAATCATCAAGAAGGAATTTAATGTTCCAGATACATTACCTGAAGATGTTAGTAAATTTATTAAAATTTGGAACAGTGCGTCCGGTCAATATATTAATGGTTCAGAAATTACAGATACAAGACATGACTTACTTGATGTTGATGCATATATCCATATTACCAGCCCTATTCGACGACTAGTCGACTTGCTTAACATGATAAAATTCCAGAGCACATTGGGTCTTATTACATTATCAGTAAATACTGACAAATTTTACGAAAAATGGTTGAATGAAATTGATTATATCAACGTAACTATGCGGTCCATTAGAAAAGTACAATGTGATTGTTCATTACTTGATCTATGCCATAATAATCCCGAAATAATGGAAAAAGATTACGATGGTTATTTATTTGACAAATTATATAGAAACGATGGTCTGTATCAATATATTGTATTTTTGCCTGAATTAAAATTAACTTCCAGAATAACTTTGAGAGAAGAGCTTGACAATTTTTATAATAAAAAATTCAAACTTTTTATATTTAATGACGAAGAAAAATTTAAAAGAAAAATTCGTCTTCATTTACTGTAAATATTATTTTGAACTCACTTAAAACTATTGTTATGATATTATAAAATGATGCTTATATTATCATTACTCCTATTTATACAAAATATTTATGCTTTTGATTATAATTTGAATTGCTCTATTTCACAAATTCATATAGCTCAAGGTGTTAAACCGGATTCAATGACTATTTCATGGGTAACAAATGATAATTGTTTTTCGCATGTTGCATATGGAATTAATAATAAATCGTTAGACCTTATGGTTTACGGCTCATCTTCATCTTATGAATTTTATTATAATGATAAATATTATAAAAGTGGTTATATCCATCACGTTTTATTAACAGACTTAAATCCATTAACATTATATTATTATGAATGCGGAGATTTTACTGTTCAAGTGATAAGTGATATGTTAAATTTTAAAACATTACCTAAAATTGGTGATAATACAGTAATGACTTTTGGAATATTAGGCGATATTGGTCAAACAATTCATTCCGTTTCAACCATTGAACATTTAATGAAAGAACAGGAAATTAACATGATATTACATGCTGGTGATTTAAGTTATGCTGATTGCGAACAAACCTTATGGGATTCTTATGGAGAAATGACTGAACCACTCGCATCTCATAAACCATGGATGGTTTGTCCAGGTAATCATGAAATAGAATTCAACGGCACAGATTATATGAATCTTTACACTGCATTCGAAAATAGATATCGTATGCCATATGTTGAACCACCTATATTTGGTGATGTCATTACGAAGAGCGACGTAAACCCTAGAACAGGTATGCCATATTGTACCCCTAGCGTTTTTCAGGCCGAGTATAATTATGGAAATTCTTTTTACTCATTTGACAGCGGATTAGCTCACATAATTTACCTGAATCCTTACACAAATACAAATCCGACATCTTTGCAGTACAATTGGTTGCAAAATAATTTGGAATCGGTTGATAGGTCGGTTAGTCCATGGATTATTGTTGTTATGCATTGTCCGTGGTACAGTTCAAATATGAATCATTATGCTGATAGCCAAACTGTTTTGATGCGCGAATATATGGAAGATTTGTTTTATAAATATAATGTGAATATAGTGTTTAATGGACACGTTCATGATTATGAACGAACTTATCCGGTTTATAGAAATGAAACTGATATTCATGCTCCTGTTTACATAACAATCGGAAATGCTGGAAATCTAGAAGGATTAGATAATAAATATTATCCTGAACCGAAATGGAGTGCGTTTAGAAATGGAACACATTATGGTTATGGTATGTTAACCGTTGTTAATAAAAAAACTTTGCTATGGAGATGGTATATTAATGATGGTAAGAAAATGGTTCCGTTGGATAAACTACTATTATGTAATTCTGTATTGGGTTCAACAAAATGCAGTTAAATTCTATAATTTTTATTTCAAAATGATTTTAAAAATTATACGAAAATTTTCTAATCAATGCACTCCATTCCTTTTTGTTTAGAAATGGTTACTTCATTTGCTATCTTTCTTATTATTTTTTCTTCCTTTTCCTTATCATTATTTCCAGACCCACCCATAGCTTCAATTACTAATTTACTGTATTGATCTGCATATTTTGATTCGCTAAAATTACAGCCTGGATGTAGCTCTTTAAATTTAGTAAGTAAATTTTGATTTTTAAATGCTACTTTATTTATTATTTTTTTTATTTTTTTCTTTTGATCATCCTCTTTTTCCCACTTATCTTCGTCTTTGACATAGAATGTTTCTCTCTTTTTGTCCGTGCAATGAATAGGTCTAGTTGTTTCGTCTAAAGCATTCAGATTTTTCACAATAATACTGGAAATTCCATCTACATAACCCAATTTACCTACATTTTCTAAATCTGAAAGTTGGAGTTGAAGGGAATTCACAAAATCAGTTAGGTTCATTGCATTCTTACAGGTTTCATTTAGAAAAAATTGTAAGTTGAATGTTTTATTATTTGAATTGATATTACTGTTAGAAATGGTATTACATTGCGTACCAGTTTTACATATATCGACTATCTTATTTGTCAGCTCTTGATTTTGGTTAATAAGATCTTTATTTTGTTTTACAACATCTAGTACTAAATTTGTAAGTATTTTGAGTTCACTTTCACTAGAAACTGTAGTAGGTTTTTCTGTTATGATTTCTTCGTTAATTATACCGCATGTTTGCTGATGCTTCCAAAGACCTTGTCGATGTATATATTTGTTACCACATTCACAAATAAAATCTTGGGATTTTTTTTGGGAGAAAACAATTTTGTTATGTTTTGATGTGGATAGATGTTTACAAAAGTCTTTTTTGTTATCTGTATTGTATTGACAAAAATCGCAGCTATATTTATGGGATTTTTTTGTCTCATTTGGGAGGATTACATAATTCTCCCAATTTTTGTGAGCTTTACTTTCTATATGTTTTTGATAATCTCCTTTGTTATTATACTGCTTTTTACATGTATTACAATAATAATTAATTTTATCTACATAATGTGAAACAGAATTTAAAGATGAGTTTTCCAATAAATAATGTTCATTCTCTTTAATTCTAGCTTCAATTGCGTCTTTACAATTGTATTTTGCTATTTCAATCATATCCCAGTTATCCCAACCTCCGTGATCTCGAATGATTTTATAAATTTTTAAGACATTTTCTGATCTATTACAAGCTACTTTGTGAGTATATTTTCTTTGTGAAAAGTTTGTTGTGTATCCGATATAGGTATCTTTTACAATATTATCTTTACAAAAAATTTTGTAAATTATGGTATTAGAATAATCTATAGTATCCTTTGGCATTTATATTATATAATAAGAAGTTTTAATATTTTTTTTCTTAAAATATCTTAAAATAAAATAAAATAGGGATTTTTCTTATTTTTTCACAAAAAAAATATAAAAAAATACAATAACAAAATATATTTCTTTAGTTTGGTTTGTGACGATAAATTTTCAACATCGTCACAGAAAAAAACGGTCAGTAAGGAGTATTTTGGCTTTTCATTTTTGGACATTTTTTTTGTCCATTTTTCAAAAGTTAAAACACTTTTCATTTTTCGGATTCCAATCAACTCCCTTCATATGTAGGGACCAAATTTTGACCATTTTTTCTAATTTTTGCGAAATTCCCTACATTATGTAGTATGTCCCCGTCTTTAAGTACCTTTAAATAATATATATTTTTCCTATTTAAAGACCCGAAAGTTCTACCTTAATAAATGAAGAAGTTGTATAGCTTTTTACTGATTCTACAAAATTGAATATGAATTTTTGTATTATTTTGTCTGATCCATATGTCGGAATGAAATGGATAGCTGTTTTATCTATGTCCTTTTTTTCAAACCCTAACTCAATATGAAGTATACATATTTTATTGTTATCATGCATTTTACACCAATATTTATCCCTTTTTTGTAGATATCCAAAAACAAATGTTTTACAAATATGTGGTAATATGTTTTTTGTTGCCTCCAACAATGCAGTTAAAGATACATCAAAAATAATCGTTTTATCCTTTACAAATCTATATTTTTCTCGTTTTCTCCGTGGAGACTTATTATACTTATTTTCACCTTGGTAATAACAGATTGACATCTTGTGAGACATTATTATATTGATTATAATTTGATGATTGTTTTAATACTTTTAAATAAATTAAATAAAAAGTAATCAATTTTTTTATTTAATCATACATCAGGTGAATTATTTATAATTTATTTTATTTTAATTATTTTTATCGTAATATAGTTCAATTACTTCTAATAATTCCGTATTTTCATTGGTTTCAATCCTTTTGATTTGATTATTTATTTCTCTTCCTAACACTGGAAGACGAATAATTAACATTGGATTACATGATTTGCCGTTATCTTTATACTCATCTGGATTAAATCTTATGATTATAACCTTACCATCAAACCCCATGAACAAATTATTATATCTAGCTATTTCATCTTCTTTTGAATAAGATTTATGCTGATTTTCATCGATTTCAATACATAATAGTGTATCATTTATTAATTTGCGGTGGTCGATTCGTGTCTTATTCGTAAAATTATAAGCTGTTTCATTATACCATAACGGGTTATCATGCTGAAATCCTTCAAATCGTGAGTTAATGAAATCACGAACTATACCATAATTTAATTTACTATCAAAATCATATGAAAGATTATAATTCATATTTTATAATGAAACAATAGTTTATATTATTTGCCTAAACTATTACACCAACCGAAAAGAAAAATGAGACAAACTCACTCTAATTTTTGGTGGCTGGAAGCATTACCTTCCGTAAAATCAACTGATTGTCTAACTTTTTCCTCTTCTTTTTTGGTTATTGAAGAGGTGAAAGACGAAACACAAAATTCACTTGGTCTTTGTTGTTTGTAAATCCAACATTTTCCCAAATTCATTATGTTTATTGAAGAATTAACATCTCGTGTTCTAAATACGATTGTTTTGTTTTCGCAACTCACGCAGTTGGAACACACTAAAAGACGAAATTCTTCTTTATTTTCTTTATTTCTGTAATGTTTCAAATCTTGAAAACAATCACAACATTTCTTACTTGTATTACATTCGTTTATTGTAATTGTATCATATCTTTTATGAATTAGTTTCCTTAATCCTTTATTCATCGTAGACATAAAATGTTTCATTTGCGAAGACCTACTCCAATTTCCATAACAAATTAAAATATTTTCTCCAAATGTTTTTTCTATGTTATTCAAAAATGTATCTATTGATTTATTACCATACGAGTATTGTCTAAATTTCATTTTTCTCCATACTTCTTTTTTGTAAAATTCTATAGTTTGTATGTTTAACCTATCTTTCTCAACTAAATAAGATTTGAAACTATTGTAATTTATTGATTTGCTATTTTGTAAAGACAATACATTTTCATAGTCATTTATCTTATTATTTTTCTTCTCTCGTTGTAGAATAATTTGGTTTCGTTTCGCCATACTTTCTTTTTTTCTTTGAGGTGCGGTATATTGTAGTTTATTACCTTGTCCGTCCATCATATATACCAAAGAACGCTTACCAGGGTCTAACCCTACAATATTTCTTGTTTTCAAATTTTCTAATTGTTGTGTATCCAATTCTTCAATACTGATATATTCAAAATCTTCACTATTTACTTGTTTGTTTTTATTTTCTTCTCCTTTACAATCTTTCCGGATAAACAACAAAGAACAGCTAATACCGTCAGTTGTAATTTCATTATGAAAAGTATAATATTTATTTTTGAATAATCTATGTTTCATATTCAATAAACTACTCCATAACATATTTTGATAATTAGTTATTTTTTTCAAAACTTCACTTTTCTTTTCACCTTCAGGACAAAATAGTTCAGCAATACAAGCACTATCAAATTTGATATTTTTTGGAATAATATTATTTCGTAATGGTAAAGGTTGGAATAATTTATTTCCTTGATTTTCTAATACAGAATTCATATACAACATTCCTTTCAAATATTCAAATTGTCTTACTTTCACATCATAATATATAGATTTATTAATGTTTGTTGGTAAAATATGTTGTAAATGAGTAAGTTTCCATTTATTAAATATTTCATTTGTATCTTCTAACATAAGCATTTTATGCTTAAATTCAAATAATTCTTTTTTGTCTTCTGTAATTTCATTTGTAGTTTTATTGATAAAGCGTAAAAAATGTTGAATAAAATGTTCTTGTATATTTGTAGAAATGCAAACTTGTATTTGCTCTGCTACAATATCTATCAAATGTGATTTATTTACTAAACTTATTTTCTTGTGATTGAGTAAAGGTTGATATTCTTTTGTATAAAATTCTTGTAAAGTATCTAATAATTGTGTATCTTTTGATTTTCTACCACTATTAGATTTTGTTCCTAATGTTTTAATACAATATTTTACAAAAGTAAATTTATCGTCAAAAATAGGAAACTCTAAATGATTATGGAAACAATAAAGAATGTATAACCTAATAAATTGATAAGTATGAATAACTAAATCATTCATTTCAAAAACTAAATCAGTAATAAGTGGTTGAACATCGCTATGTTTCAATAAAACAGATTTGACTGTTGTTTTGATGGTTTTAAATTTAGATTTCTCTAAATTCCTAAAAGTTTTGAATGTCTCTTTCTTTTTCTTTTTTACCATTCTATATACTTACTAAAGATTTTATTTTTAAGCAATTTTAACGAATTATTTTTGCTTAATTATTCCTAAATATTTTATATTTTGTTGAACGAAAAAAACTACCATCATTTTTAGATTTTTCTATTTCACTTCTTTCAAATATATAATTTTGCTTTCGTAATATACTTCTTACTATATTTAGATAAGGTCTTTTACATTCAAAATTTGGACGAAACGATGAAATACAACTAACCGAAAAATATTTTTGAATATCTTCTTTCATTTCTAAAATTTTTTTTTGTTTTTCTATATCATTATCTAATTCACATAATAGAAACGATTTATTTTCATCTAATTCTAAAATACTTATAATTTTATCACATATGTCTTCTCTTTCTTTTTGGTATTTTTCACTTAATTTAATCCTCATTATATTAAATTAAGTATATTATCTTTATTATATTTTTGTCTCATTTTTCTTTTTGGTCGGTGTAATATTTCAGACATGTAATATGGTAAAACAATATAAAGATATAAATATAAATTATATACCCTAATATGGTAAAGATTTGTTCATTTAATTATCCAAAATCAAATGAAGAAGAGTATAAAAAATATTATGAGAATTATCCATACGAATTACATGATTTCCAAAAATGGTGCGTAGAAGGGATTGTCACAGGAAATCATGTATTAATTTCGGCGCCAACAGGAAACGGAAAAACGTTTGGAGGCGAGTTCGCAATAAATTATTTTCATTCAAAAGGTAAGAAAGTAATTTACACCTCTCCCATCAAATCGCTCTCAAATGAAAAATTTCATGCATTTACAAATAAATATCCTCATATAAGTGTGGGATTGATTACGGGCGATATTAAAACAAACCCAGATGCTCACGTGCTTATAATGACTACTGAAATTCTTCTTAATAAATTATATCAGATTAAAAGTTCTAGTCCAGCCCCTTCATCTTCAGTATCTTTTGACATGGACATACAGACGGAACTAGGTTGTGTTGTGTTCGACGAGATACATTTCATTAATGAGGAGTCGCGTGGTTCAATTTGGGAGCAGAGCATAATGCTATTACCACATCATATTCAGATGGTAGGATTATCTGCTACATTGGACGATCCAGAAAAATTCGCATTTTGGCTTGAAACTAAAGGTGATGTTTCAAAACCTGTTGAAAAAGAAGTATATTTGACACGTAAACTAGTAAGAGCTGTTCCACTTATTCACTATAGTTTTATAACCGTATCTAATTCTATTAATAAATGTATAAAAGATAAGGCTACACAAGAAGAAATTAAACGACTCACTAATAAATTATTTGTTATTCAAGATGAAAAAAATGTATTTAACGATGTAAATTATCAAAACATGAATAGAATGTTGAAATTATTTGAAAAAAACGATGTTCGCGTTAAACGCCAATTCGTGTTAAATAAATTAGCAGAACATTTAGTTGAAAAAGAAATGTTGCCTGCACTTTGTTATGTATTTTCACGCAAACAGCTTGAAATTTGTGCTGAAGAAATGACTACAAATCTTCTTGAATTTGATAGTAAAATTCCATATACAGTTGACCGTGAATGTGAGCAAATCATTCGTAAATTGTCCAATTACGAAGAATATTTACATCTACCTGAGTATGTGAATACAGTGAAACTTCTACGAAAAGGAGTGGCTTGCCATCACGCTGGCATGATGCCCATACTGAGAGAAATGGTTGAACTCTTATTTGCTCGTGGATTTATCAAGATTTTATTTTGTACTGAGACGATGAGTGTTGGGATTAATCTTCCGGTTAAGACAACCATATTTACAGACGTAAACAAGTTTAATGGTGAAACTGTTCGCATGCTTTACAGTCACGAATATACGCAAGCAGCAGGTAGAGCTGGTAGATTAGGACTTGACACCATTGGTCATGTCATTCATTTGAATAATTTATTTAGAAATGTCGACAGCGTTAATTACAAAATGATGATGAACGGCAAACCACAAACTCTAACATCAAAATTCAAAATTTCATATAATCTTTTATTAAATTTACTAGATATTGGTGACAATAATTTAATTCAATTTGCAAGTAAAAGTATGATTACTGGCGATTTAGATAAGCAAATGGGTGAATTATATACTAAAATGAGTAAATTACAGACTGAATTAGATAACTTGAATGATGTCCTAAAACATCTTAGAACACCAACGGAAGTAATAAATGAATATATCGATTTAAATAAAAATATCCAGTTTTCAGTAAATAAAAAACGCAAAGAAATGGAGAGAAAATTGCAATCCATTAAAGATAACTATAAATTTATTGATCAAGACCAAACGACCTATTTAAAGATGGTTGAAAAAGAAAATGAAATAAATTCGTTAAAAAGTCAATACGATTCATTAAATTCCTATTTCCAATCAGGAGTTGGCACAGTATTGCAGCTATTAAATGAAGAAGGATTTATTGAAGGTGATAGTTTAGATGAAAAATCGCTAAAGTTAACACTTCGGGGTAAAATCGCATCTCAAATCAGAGAAATCCATTGCTTGGCATTTACAAAATTATATGATGATAAGAAGTTGAATAATTTGTCGTGTAAACAATTGGTCGCATTATTTAGTTGTTTTACAAATATTCGCGTCACTGATGATTTTAAGGATAATTTTCCAAGATCAGAAGATAGTGTAGTTAATCAAATTGTTAAAGAAGTGGATGACCTATATAACAATTATAACGACAAAGAATTGGCAAGAAATATAAGGACAGGATTTGATTATGAAATACATTATGATTTATTAAATTATGTAGAAAAATGGTGTGATTGTCAAGATGTTGAAGATTGTAAATTAATTCTGCAAGAATTAGCTACAAATAAAGAGATATTTTTGGGTGAATTTGTTAAGGCTCTATTGAAAATCAATAATATTTCAAGTGAATTTGAACAAATTTCCGAAATGACCGGAAATATAGCATTCTTGAGTAAGTTAAAAGAGATACCAAATATGACATTAAAATATGTGGTAACAAATCAGTCATTATATGTTTAGAAATATATACTATCGAATAAATAAAATAAAAATTGATTTATATATTTGCATTATATTGAATATGTAAATCAATATTTACACCTTTTTACATTTCAAACGCCGATTTTTATATAGGTCATTCTATATAAAAATTTATTTATATTGCTTCTTAATTTTTATTGTTTTATTTTTTGATACATATTTTTCTGGTCTTTCATAAGCACCTTTAAATATATTTTCATATTTTTCTCTTGATATTCCCTGTATTACTTTTTCAATATTTTTCTTTAATTCATTATAAGTTAAACCATCTAATTTTTGTAATCGTGATTTTAACATACTAAAATAATTTTCAATACTATTTGTAAAGTGTTGATATGGAACGGCATATAATATATTGTTATGCTTATTTACTAATTCTTTTATTTTTTCGTTTCTATGAGAACTCGCATTGTCTAATATAATTAATTTATTTCGTAATTTATTTGTTATATTTTGCTCTAAAAAATCAATTAATCTATCAGTATTTATCCCACTATAATTATTATAGCAATTATATTACCATTCATAGTATCGGATTTATATTTTGGTTTTAAAGATAATTATTGTATTAACAAACGTTCAGAAAAAATCGCAATATCAATGAAACAATACTTAATAGTATCAGGATTTGCTTGTTTATTAACAATGATATCTTTATTAAAAAATATTTGGTATTTATCAAAAAATGATAATACAAATACTATAAAGTTATACAAGTATGCTAATTGTTTAATAGTATATACACTAGGAATATTTCATTTTATATGGAATATACTTGGTTTAATCGTATTTTGGAGTTCTATTTTTTATGAACACAAATGTGATAAACAATTATTGGATTATTTATTTATATCTTTAATTATAAAATATGTTTGTTCATTATCAATATTTAATCGTACAAAATGCACGAATGAAGAGTAAAAATATTCCATAACATAAAGTCATATGATAAAATTAGAAAAATAAAAACATCATATGAGTTAAATATATAATATTGTTATTTTTTATTATATATAATAAAAATATTTCGTATTATTATATATTATGAAGTTAGTAATAAGAGCATTAATTTTTCATATTTTATGTATTATAATATTTTCAATAGTATATTTTAATTTAGATGAAGGTTTTCACCTAACGGATGAAGAAGATAAAAAGGGTTTTATTGATTATATTTTATTAAGTACAACAATACAAGCTGGGGTGGGAATTTCGGATTTATATCCTTTATCATATTACAGTAAAATCACTGTTATAATACAACAGATGCTAATGTTGTGTACTCATGTAGTAACGCTCTATATCTTTACTCTTTAGTCGGTGTAATCTATATCAAATTTAAAAATTAATATTTAAAAATTATATCTTTTAAATATTAATGGACACCATAAATAATAAATATATATTACTAGATAAAATAGGTTCAGGTTGTTTTGGTTCAATTTATAAAGGACAAAATATTCGAACAAAAGAGTATGTTGCGATTAAAGTTGAGTGTATTCAACATGATTTGAAATTGTTAAAAAACGAATCAACCATTTACCAATATTTAAATGGTTGTGAAGGAATACCTCATGTAAAATGGTTTGGTAAAGACGAAACTAATTATTATATGGTTATAAATTTATTAGGTTCTTCATTACAAGATTTAATGAATAAAAACAGTCGTTTCTCTCTAATTCTTATACTAAAATTAGGAATAAAAATACTTTGTATTCTTAAGACAATACATGAAAAAGGTCTAGTTCATAGAGATATAAAACCCGATAATTTTTTATTTGGATTAAAGCAGGTAAATCAGTTATACTTGATTGATTTTGGGTTTTGCAAATCATATATTGAGAATGGGGAGCATAATAAAATTAAAAAAATCAGTCAAATGATAGGAAGTAAAAATTATGCAAGCATAAATTCACATAAATGCTATGATTTAAGTAGACGCGATGATTTGGAATCGTTATGCTATATGTTAATATATTTTTACAATGGATTTTTACCGTGGAATAATGTATCAGATGAAGAAACAATAATTCGTCTTAAGAATGAAATATTAAATAATGATACCAATTATCCATTGGTATTAACGGATTTTTTAAGATATTGTAGAACCATGGAATATGAAGAGAAACCTAATTATTATTTAATTATTGATAATTTCAAAAGGGAAATAGAATTATTAAGTAAAACTAATTAAAAATAAATCGTGTATTAAATTAAATGTCGAACAGATATGATAAAATGGATGATTATATTGCATCAATATTCAATGTTTTTCAAATGGTGAATCGAAAGGCGGAAGAACAAAAAGACAGAAGATTTAAAATGATAGGATTAACAATTTATAATTATGTAAGATATTTGGCAAAAGAATACAACGTTGATTTAAAGGATATTAGAGAACCAGAAAAAATAAATTTAATTCCAGTTTTTGAATATGTTGCAGCTAATAATATTGAGCTATATGATTTTTCAAATATAAATATGAATGATGTGGATATAACTAAAAAAGAAGATTTAGAAAGATTCGTTATTTCACACGTTTATTATATTACACAAGGCAAATAATAAAAAGAAATATAAATAATAAATTCTAGAAAAAGGATATAAAGATAATTTGACTTAATTTAGTATAATTAAATGTCATCTAATAACGACGTCGTTACACCTTCTGATGCTTCCGAACACTTACTTGGACGCGTAAAATGGTTTAATAATAAGGCTGGTTATGGTTTTATTACAGTTACTGATGGAAAACGTTCTGGAACTGATGTTTTTGTTCATCATAGTGCAGTTAATGTAGAGAACCAGCAATATAAGTATTTGGTTCAAGGGGAATATGTTGAGTTCGATCTTATCAAGACTGATTCTGAAAAGCACGAATGGCAAGCTTCACGTGTTTCAGGTATCAAGAGTGGCAAATTAATGTGTGAGACTAGACACGAATTGAAAGTAGCAAGAAACGAATATAAGTCAGCTAAGCCAGATGAACCAAAGATGCCTAGACAAAGAGGTACAGGTGCTCCAAGAGTTCGTGGTGAAGGACCAAGAGATGGTGATAAGAAGGAATGGACTTTAGTTGGTAAAAATGCAAAGGATTCTGCAAGACCAAGAAAGAGTCAAGTCCCAAAGGTTGTTAAATCAAGTCAAGGTTCAACCATCATTACTATCCAATCTAAGTAAATAATTTAGCGCATTAATTTAAAAATTAGAATATATTAATTTTTAAATTTTAAAAAAAACTTATTATACTGTTAATATATAATGGGTAAAGATATTAACGAGTCTAAGCTTATCGGGGGTAAAAGAAAAAATGGACATAAATTTAACTGTATATGCCATATTTGTGAAAATATGAAAAATAAAGCAAGACGCGGTGGTTATGAAGCAGAAGTTGAAAAGGAACAAGAAAAAATGATGGGTGGCTCTAAAAAAAAGAATGGACACAGAAAAGATTGCAAATGTCCTATATGTAAAAATATGCAGAATTCAAAAAAAAGAGGTGGTTCTAAATTAACTATAAAAACTAAAAAAATGAGAGGACAAGATACTGAGCAGGTTGAAAAAGAAGACACGGAACCACACGATTTAGAAGAAACTGATGAAGAATCAGAAGAATCAGAAGAAATAGAAACTGAACATGTTGATGACGATAAATTAGGAGGTAAAAAGAAAAGAGGAAATGGTCATAAATCTAATTGCCAATGTCCTATTTGTAAAAATATGCGTAAAAAGAAAGGAGGTTCTTTGGAAAATGAAATGGGAGATATTGAGGAAGGTGGTATTAAGAGTACTGATTCAACAAATGTAATTGAAACGAAAGCAACCGATAAAGATTATGACGCATTAGATGCAGCTGAAAAAGGAGAAGCTGGATTAAATGTAGTTGGCGGAACTCGTAAAAGACGTGGGGGTAAAAAATGTGGTGGGAAAAAGCGAAGAAAAACCAGAAAAGCACGCAAACATCATTAAATAATATTTAATAAAAATCAATTTAAATATTACTTGACAAATGTAAATATAAAATGACAAAGCCAGATACAGATAACGATGCACCAATCAGTGATGAATTATTTTCGCAATTTGAAAATTTAATTTCACAGCTTACAATGATGAAAACACAAATTACTGGAATCCAACAAAATATAAAGCAAATTGAAAAGAGTGTTAAAAAGCAAATGAAAGGTTTGAAAAAGGAGGTTATCAAGACAAAGAATAAGGGTAATAGACAACCTTCCGGATTCGCTATGCCAAGTAAGGTCACTAAGGAATTATGTGAGTTTATGAATAAAGAAGAAGGGAGCGAAATTGCACGAACAGAAGTTACTCGCGCATTAGTAGCTTATATAAAAGAAAATAAGCTAGAAAATACAAGTAATTCAAAGATAATTTCACCAGATATTAAGCTTAAAAATTTGTTGGGTTTAGATGATAATCAAGAACTGACTTATTTTAATATTCAAAAATACATGAACAAACATTTCGTTAAGAATGTTGTCGAAGCTTAATAAATTTCAGAATTCAAATACGATAATTATTATAAAAATTGAAATAAAATTATTATAATAAATTTAATGTATTATAATACTTATTTGAATTAATGAAAATGATGGAATCAAAACAATTAAACGAATTAATTAACGACGCACATAATTGGCATTATATTTCTTCACCAACTGGTCTTATCAATCCAAACGATTCGCCAAATGGAAACCAAATTTACCACTTATATTCTACTGGTGAAATTAGTTTTCAAAAAGGCGGATGGGCTTATTTAAAACGCAGTGAATGTATAGCAGATGGCAAGATAACAAATTATCAAAAACTTGGTCTTAAATTACCTAAAGAAGCAGCCGATGGGTCTACTTATGCAATTCTTACAAAGGAAGAGTGTATCCGATTCAGAGGACAAATGATTGAATTAATCAACAAATTATTATAAAAATTTATTTTGAAATTTGTTTAATAAAAATAAAATAATAAAATAATAAAAATATAGTATAATAAAATAAAATGTCGTCATTTTATGAAACACCGCAAATAGATTTATCTGGGAAAACCTTTCAAGATTTACTCACTTTGCAAAAAGAGTTGAAAGAAAAAACCCGATTTCTCACTACAGAAAGAATAAAAGCAGTTAAAGTTGTTCGTGATATTGAAAAAGATGTAAGGAAAATAGACAATGATTTGAAAATTATTTTGAAGGAAATTCTGCATCGCGAAACTATTAATGAAGCTAAAAATATGATAAGCGAATATATAAAAACTATTGAAAACTTCGATTTATTACATGGAGATGAAGTATTACTTATTACAAACAAAATGGACAAAACAGATTACAGAAAATACGGCGATTATCCTAGATGGATAGATTTGGAGAAAATCTGTAAAGAAGTAATTCAGTTGAAGAAACGCTATCCAACTTGGAAATTAATGGATTTAGAAAAATCAAGACAAACAACGACATTACCACCTGAATCATTTTATTATTATAAATTTAAAGACGAATTTGCTGATTATTTGATATTAGAAGTTACATAAAATGAATAAAAACTATCGATTATAAAACATTAATTTTAAATTGTTTAGGTTGAAATTTTGATTGCTTACCAATATAAGTATTTATTTTTTTATTGATTTCCTTTAATTTTTCATTTTTTATAACTTCACGATGAATGATTTTTTCAAAATTCTTCTCTCCAGACTTAGCTTTAAAATACAATTCTTTTCTTTTTCCAGAGCAATAAATACAAAAACATCCATTATCAATATAATGGTCGATATCAATATCATTTATATATTGATTTTCTAAACATAAATTCATATAAAATTTATATTCGTTTTCAGTATAAGGTGTACATTCACTAGTTAATCTATTTTCCCATATATTTAAATAGTTATTTCTCTCTAGTTCATTATAATAAAAGTTAAAAAATTTATCTTTCTTAATGATATCCAAGTAATTAGAAGGTAACATATATTCTTTCTTAAACTGGTAATACAAGTTTCCAATAGGTTTATCTTCTGTTTTGTAGTCGGGTATAATGATAATGTCTATTTGGAAAATGTTAGAGAGAATCGATGCCCATAAATTGGAATCACATAGTCGTAATTTTATATACGTAATATTATTGACATTTTGTACACTGTATTTTTTTTCAAAATCAAATGGAAATGGGACAGAAATATCATATTTGTCAAAATAATGGTCACCATTCTCTATATGAGGAAATAATTTATTAAATCTGTCACTAATTCGTTTAATAGAATACTTACTTATATTATCAGCCGAATTATTAAAATGGTATGGACAAATCTTTTCAAAAAATTCCGACATTTTTCTCTCTATTGGACTCCTATATACATCAATAACATACACTGTTTTCCCTTGATTAGAGAGAAAGTGAATAATATCGTTGATCTTAACATTATTTATTCCTGTTAAAACACTTAACATAGTTTCATCGTGAATATGAATTGTATTATAACTTTTCCCGAGTGATACTCTTAATGATGTAACTAATGTTGTCGAGCCAACTTTTGGTGGTGTATAAATAAATATATAATTATTAGTAGATGTGTTAAATAATTTATCTACTGATTCCTCAACTATATTTTCATACATATAATAGATATTATGAAAATAAAAAAATAAAATAACGCTAATATACGGTTTATATATTTAAATTTTTATAAATTATTATTTGATTTCTTAAATTTATATCCATTTATATGGACCGTTTCCTTTCACAATAACACTATTTTTATCAGGTTCAACTTCTATATTACATCTTTTACCATGAACCAACCAATAAAATTCACAATTTTCTCCATAAACAGTAAAAGAATTATTTTGTATTTTCGAAGTATACAATTGGTCCATTTTTTTACCATTATAAATAGGTGTTATTTGGATTGTAAAATCTATAGCTAAGCTACCTACATATTCTGGTAACTGAATTTTAACGGATTCTCCATTTTCTATTTGTCCTTCTCCTCTATAATAAACTCCTCCTTCTGGACCTTCTAAACAACCATGAACTAGATATTTATTTTTATCTGTTGGGTGGTCTATGACGAATGTTTTTGTCCAATAAGTTATTTCAGATGTCGTTGTATCATAACCTATCACGGATGTTTGAGTTACATTTCTCAATGGTGCAATATATGTAGCATTCGCTGTAGCGCCGTTAAGTGTATTACCAGTTGCATTTAATACAATTGAATTTGATGCTTGATTTGTCTGACCAGCTAAATTACCAATAGCAATAGCATTTTGACCTTGACCAGTTTGTCCTGCTGATTTACCAATAGCAACAGCACTATCACCTTGACTTTCTACTCCAGAATTAACACCAACAGCAACAGCATATTGACCTTGAGTGTTTAGTCCAGAATTAGCACCAATAGCAATACCATATTCTTTTTGATAATTTCTACCAGAATTCTGACCAAAAGCAATCCCATTATTACCTTGACTGTCTAATCCAGCATCTTTACCAATAGCAATTGTTGAATCACCTTGAGTATATTGTCCAGCATTAACACCAATAGCAACAGCATTAAATTTTTGCCCAGTTCGACCAGCATTAAGACCAATAGCAATTGCTCCTGAACCTTGATAAGATTGACCTGCTTGATTACCAATAGCAACAGCATTTTCACCTTGACCAGTTTGTCCTGCTGAATTACCAATAGCAACAGCATATTGACCTTGAGTATTTTGACCTGCTGCATAACCAACAGCAACAGCAGCTAGACCTTGAGTAAATCTTCCTGCGTCACGACCAATCGCAACAGCATTTTCACCTTGAGTATGGAAACCTGCTCGTAGACCAATAGCAACAGCATTTGGACCTTGAGTATTTTGACCTGCTTGATTACCAATAGCAACAGCATATTGGCCTTGAGTATTATTACCTGCTGAATTACCAATAGCAACAGCATTTGGACCTTGAGTATTTTGACCTGCACCAATACCAATAGCAACAGCAGCTAGACCTTGAGTAAGTTGGCCTGCGTTATAACCCAGAGCAACAGCATATTGGCCTTGAGTTTGTTGACCTGCTGTATCACCAATAGCAACAGCATATTGACCTTGAGTAATTTCACCTGCGCCAGGACCAATAGCAACAGCATTTTCACCTTGAGTATTTTGGCCTGCTTTATTACCAATAGCAACAGCAGAAACACCTTGATTATTTCTACCTGCTTGTGTTCCGATAGCAATCGCTTCTGCATTTTGACTTATTTTTCCAGCATTATTACCAAATGCCAATTTTTGATTTCCAGTAATCTGCCATACGCCACTAGAATCATTCCAATTTAATGCTTGCCCCCAAGTATTTCCTATAGGAAAAGTGTAATTAATTACGCTTACAGCAGTAGATAGAGATGTGTCACCAGAAATTCTTTGACTGATTTCAGTAGAAAGAGCAGTAGATAGACTTGTATCTCCAGAAATTCTTTGACTTATTTCTGTAGAAAGAGCAGTAGATAAACTTGTATCTCCAGAAATTCTTTGACTGATTTCTGTAGAAAGAGCAGTAGATAGAGATGTGTCACCAGAAATTCTTTGACTTATTTCAGTAGAAAGAGCTGTAGATAATGATAAAATAGAATCAGTTTCAGGTCCACATTTAGATATATAAATTTGACCATTATTAACAACAGCACTTTGATATTGGCCTGATGATGAAATGGCTATACCAAACCAACTTCTAGTAGTTTCTTTTGATGTCCATGTATTACCATAATCAGTAGATATATAAATTTCACCACCTTGAACAACAGCACTTTGATATTGGCCTGATGATGACATTGCTATACTAATCCAAAAACTACTAGTTTCTTTTGCTGTCCATGTATTACCATAATCAGTAGATATATAAATTTGACCAGTAATAACAACAGCACTTTGATATTGGCCTGATGATGACATTACTATACTATACCAAAATCTATTACCTTCTTTTGCTGTCCATGTATTACCATAATCACTAGATATATAAATTTGACCACTATATACAACAGCACTTTGATATTGTCCTGATGATGACACGGCTATACCAAACCAACTTCTAGTAGTTTCTTTTGCTGTCCATGTATTACCATAATCAGTAGATATATAAATTTGACCACCTAGAACAACAGCACTTTGATATTGTCCTGATGATGATATGGATATACTACTCCAACTTCTAATAGCATCTTTTGCTGTCCATGTATTTCCATAATCACTAGATATATAAATTTGACCATTTTCAACAACAGCACTTTGATATTGACCTGATGATGACATGGATATACTTCGCCAATTTCTATTAGCATCTTTTGCTGTCCATGTATTACCATAATCAGTAGATATATAAATTTGATTACTTGAAGCAACAGCACTTTGATATTGTCCTGATGATGAGATAGATATATCTCGCCAACTTCTATTAGTTTCTTTTGCTGTCCATGTATTACCATAATTTTCTAAATTTAATGTAGAATTTGAAAAACCTACTAAATTTGCATTAACCTGGCTAGATAAACTTGTATCACCAGATATTCTTTGACTGATTTCTGTAGAAAGACCAGTAGATAGAGATGTGTCACCAGAAATTCTATCGTTTGTTTCAATACTTAAAGAAGTGCTTAAATTAAAAATAAAAGAAGGGTCATTAGATAAAGCGGCAGCTAATTCAGCTAAAGTATCTAATGCAGAAGGAGTAGTGGTTCCAATCAAATTAGAAAAAGCAGTAGATAAAGATGCATCACCAGAAATTCTTTGACTTATTTCAGTGGAAAGAGCAGTAGATAGACTTGTATCTCCAGAAATTCTTTGACTGATTTCACTAGAAAGAGCGCTAGATAAAGATGCATCACCAGAAATTCTATAACTAATTTCAGTAGAAAGTTCAGTAGATGATCCCCCAACAGCATTATCAACATAAAGTTTATTGACAAGCTGGTCATTAAGAGTGGGTACTTCACTACATTGAGGAAGTTCGGTTAAAGTGCCAGGAGTAACAGTCAAAGAGCCGCCAGAATTGGTCAAAGTAATAAAT